GTGTTGAGCGCCGTGAGGGTTGTACTATCTCCGGACGTCGGATGAAGCGCAATCAGCTGAGCGACGAGAAGTTTAAGCTCGGACCCGTGCTGTATGGTGAGATTTTGCAAAGTGGCATAATCATGACCTTTGGTGGCAAGGGCTGCTTTTGCCGCCGCATTTGGTGCCAATGCTTTAATATCTGCTAATGCAGTCATTGTAATATCTCCTTATGCCAATACCAAAACGTCAAGAAGGCCGACGCCTAGCGTAGTCGCGGCCAGCACTGGCGTAGTTACAACATTGAAGCCGGCACTTGTCTTCGCCGTAATATTGACCGTAGTTGCTAAGTTGCTCGTGGCGAAGACCGAATAGGTCGCGGGAAGCGGCTCTGAGAATGTGATTGCGGTCGTAACCGCCGAACCGGCACCGCCGCCAGCGATAGTCGCGACGCCAGTCAGGACGCCTAGAATAACCCGATCAGTGAAGGCGCCAGACGACCCGTCTACCACCTGCATCGTATGTTTATCAATCATATGTATTACTACCTTCTAAAAATTATATCTTGACAATACGCTATTCTACTATACTTTATTTATGTTACTTTCCACATCCATGAAAGGGTAAAGAAATGGTAACATCAATTACACGTCTAAAGACTGGCGCGCTTGCGTCAGTAAATGAGACAATCGGGCTAAACGATACTCAGAGCGAATTGGAAAAAGCTCGCTTTGACTACGATGCCAAGCTATTCGCGCTCAATCAGGAGTTCTGCGATAGGCGAGACAAAATGCGTAAGGAGTATCACGCAAAGATTGCTGAAATCACAGCAAGCGAATAAGCAAATGGCCGCTAAGGAGAAATCCCTAGCGGCCATTGATCTGACAGCACGCTGCCAGGGAGTTTGGTCGGGACCGCCGGGTAGCTACTCCGGTCTTGCGCAATCAGTCGACATTTGCGCCGTGCGCGCTCACACTACGGTCCCAAATTTGGTGGAGCGCCCTTTCCGCCGGCAGAGTGACATCCGCCCAAACGGCACGCCCCAGACGGCACTTGCGCACTGCCGTTGCGGTCAGTCATGAAATCTCGTAACAGCTCATGAAATCTTGTTACACTGCAGATGCGCATTTAGCGTGCGCGTTCCGGATGGCGTGATCGAAACTGTCGCGATCAAATTATAGGTTACACCACCCACCAACGTTCCTATAACCTGCGACACAATATTGCCGCTAAGAGACGGTGGTCCGATTAAATGCGAAGAAGGATTAGTGTCAACCCCTGAAACTACAGAAATAGTCACGGCCGCCGACATCGGCGTGATCGTCTCCCCCGTGGCGAGTTGACTCGTGAAATCAAACCCGCGCGCGCCGACGAAATATGGCACCGGATCGACGGGAGTGAAATCAAAAGCTGCCCGCGGCACATTAGCCTCCAGAAATAGGAATTCCAGCTGGGCACCAGTGCCAGAAGAAATGAACTGCTAAACCACCGGCAAAGACGCCGCAAATCCAAATCGACAACGGCCAAGTCGCGCCAATATAGGCAATCGTCTTCGATAGCGTCCATTGCCGTTCGGGATGGCGGAATGCCAAGCCCTCAATTGCAGCAAAAAATAGGATGGAGCCGACCAGGCCGACGGCCCACATCCATGTTTCGCTCATATTCCTCGCCCGCCCCGATTTGGATCGACAGGCTCACCACTTGCGGGGCCGCCGGGTTCCGTACCTGGAAACTGGCCAGGAGAAGGCTGTAACGTGCCGCTCTCTGGAAATATCCTGCCATCAAGCCCGGGCGACGGAACCGTAGTTCTAACACCTCCGCCGTTGCCGGGAGACATGTTGCCTAAACGGCGGCCGCCCCAGAAATTGCTATCTAATTCAGTCATTTCCTAAACTTTCTTCACAATAGTCACAATATCAGTGGCGTAAACCACAGAGCTGATCGGCTTACCATTTACAATATTAATGATATCAATATCATAAACTGTAGAGATAACCGGTTCCCCCTTCGCAACAAAGGTTTGCGTCGGTGCATTTACAATTTGCAGTGGCGGGACAAAAGTCGGCGTCCCAAGAAACGCGAAAAATGGCCCCAGAACCCATTCTTGCGCCGAGCGGCGCCCTGGTAGCCTCGTATCGAAGAAGCCCGCCTGCCAGCCCTCTAGGACCCCTACAGACGGTGTTATTGACGGATAGAGCCGCCAATCATCGGCGCGGCCGGCGGCTCGAGCTGTGAGTCCCCACCACGCTTGATCCATGTACGGAACAAGCCGACTACCAGGCGGGAGGAAATCCCACCATTCCGCGCGGCGCCTAACATTTGGCGCGCCTGTCCACCATTCCGAGCCGATTAGAACCGGTCTCGAGGGCGGGCTTGGTGCTATTCCGTCCCAGCTCGTCTGCGGCCGACGGCCGGAGGCAGCGGTCCACCACTCCGCACCGATCAACGGCGGCTGAACTAACGGACTTAGAGGCGATACGCCGTCCCAGCTAAGGGCCGCTACCTGTCGCCTTGCCTGGACCCAGAACTCAGCGCTGACAAAGCTAGGCGTGACTACGGCCGCAACAAGCGGCCTAAAAACGTCCGGCGTCCACGTCGAGACCGACGGCCAGCGTCGAAGAGCCGACCACCATTCGGGCGGGAGGGCCGAGGTTGGAACCTGAGTTCCAAACGGCCGCACCCAAGTCGGCTCAAACCCCGGCGGAGCATTCCACCGTTTCGGTGGATCAAACCACGGCTCCGAAGGCTTCGCCGTAGGAACCGTTGTCCCAAGATTGCGAAACCAGGTAACCTCGAACCATTGGCGTGGCGTCCACCTTTGCGGCGGATCAAACCAAGGTTGCGGCAACGCCGCAGACGGAGTTGCCGTGTAACTTATTATTGCTTTGAGCGGCTGAGGCTCAAACCCTGGTCCTGCCTGCCACCTCTTCGGCGGATCGAACCACGGCTCAGATGGTTTCGTCGTCGGGACCGGAATCCCGTAATTCTGAAACCAGGTAACCTCAAACCATGGACGCGGCGACCACCGTTGCGGCGGATCGAACCACGGCTCTGATGGCTTCGTAGTAGGGACTGTGGTCCCGAGATTCCGCCAAGGCGGCTCGGCGAATCCCGGCGGCGCGACCCATCTTTTCGGAGGATCGAACCAGGGCTCAGACGGCTTCGCGGTCGGCACAGTTGTGCCAAATGGCGGTATCGCCGGATGTTCAAAACCTGGTGACGCTTTCCACCGTTTTGGCGGATCGAACCAAGGATCGGACGGCGCAGCGGTAGGAACCGCAGTCCCGAGATTACGCCACGGTGGTGGCTCAAATCCAGGTGGGGCGATCCACCGCTTTGGAGGATCGAACCACGGTTCAGAAGGCTTCGAACTCGGGACCGAAACCCCGAAGAATTGCGGAGTCTGGCTATCCCAAACAAGTTCCCGATACGGCGCCCTAGAGGTAGTCCACCATTCTTGCGGAATGGTAGGAACTATAACACCTAGTGTTACAAAATTCCCGTCCCAGCTTAGCGTCGAATAAGAACGCCTAGCTTGAGACCACCAATCGGTCGGTACAAACGTCGGCTGAACAACTGCGGCCGCGAATGGCTGCAGGACATCTGTATTCCAAACCGCTTGGCGAGCTACTGGTCTTGAACTCTGCCACCAAGAATCTGGTAGCAGAAACGGCGCCCTTTCAAACGCACCTATGTCATATGCCGGCCCCTGCGGACGAAGCGTGCCAGCATAATCCGTGGTAACGATAGCTGCTGGCGTGGTGGGCGCAAATACGTCCGTAGCCCAAATCTGGGCCTGAACCTTATATGTCAGCCACCTGTTTCTTGCGGGCTCCCAGAATGGCTCCGAAGGCATACTCGCGGGGACGCGAATCCCAAGATACTGTATTGCCTGCGTTTCAAACGGCGGCGGCGCTTTCCACCGCTTTGGCGGGTCGAACCAAGGCTCTGATGGCTTGACCAGAATCCCGAAGGCTTGCGGAATCTCACCCGTATCAAACCCGGGAGGTGCGACCCATCTTTTCGGTGGATCAAACCATGGCTGAGGCGGCAGGTTCGTCGGAACAAGAATGCCGTAGTTTCTTGTCCAGGTCGGCTCAAATCCCGGCGGCGCAACCCACCGCTTTGGAGGATCGAACCAGGGCGGCGGTAGAATTATTGTCGGGACTAAAATCCCGCGGTTTCGTAATGGCGGCTCGCTATCCCTAACGTAACGCGTATCAACCGGAAGGCGGCGTGGACGCCCGTCGTTTGGCCACCAACCTACTTGAGCAAATGTTACTGGCGCAGCGGGTAGAATCGTAACCCCGACGCCGTCCCAGTTACCTGCGCTGGCCCACGTATAAGTTTCCGTACCAGGTGCCGAACCCGGTGCGGTCGTGCCGATCATGAAGGCTTCGAACGCGCCAGCATTGTAATAAATGTTGCTGACCGCCGGCGACGAAGTCGGCTGGGCATTATTGGAGTAGTTAATACTAGCCCAAAGATTCCATTGCCCAGAGGTAAACCCCGAAGGACCTGGAATGGCAACGGCAGCCAAGGAGTTGACTGATATCGACGTAAAATTGCCGAAAGCCGTCCCGACAGTAGACCCAGTTCCGGAAAGCCCGCGGATCTCGCCATCCATACCACCGATGCCAAGAGAGGCTCCGGCGAATACCCCGGTCAATCCTGACGACCAGATGGCACCAAATAAATAAAGCTGTGTTTGCGTGTTGGTTGTGGCGGCGCCTACAATTGAACCTAGTTTGGTCCATCCGGTAGGGGTTGTGACAGTTGGGGTGAGAATCGTCGTCCCACCAAACTGCGCGCATACCACAGCAACGACAGCATTGCCAGTGGCAATACCGGCTGGGAAGGCAAGAGTTACGCTAGCTGTACCTCCTGATGCGGCCGCGCTGTTATAACCTCCATCTCCAACATTCGCGATCGCCACATTAGGCTACCTTAAGGAATTAAATGAACTGTCTGGGTTTCAGTTATAGTGATAGGTGGACTGCCAGTGAGGGTCACACTTATCGTTAATTGAAAATTGTTTCCGCCAATCGCATTAGGGGGAACAGGAGCCGTAATAGTGGTTCCCGCCGCATTAGGCGTGAGAGTGCCAAGGGCCCCAGTAGCAGACCATGTAGGCACAATAGAGCCAAGAGCTTGAGCACCAACCAAGGATGCATTGACCTGATAAGTCACGCCAAATTTAGCTAGGGGCAACGCACCCATCGTTATGAACGTGTCTTGCATTGGACGGCTACCGTTAAAGAGTCATACCAGCATCAATGCAAGGCGACGTATATTTAAGTCGGAACCCATCAGCGACCGAACCAGCTGCAACGAACTGTGGGTCAGCGTTGATGCTGCTCGCATCATAGCCAGCCGTCTGCCACTGCGCCCATGTATTGTTGGTACCACTAATTACGGCGATTACCGTTCCAGTTTGCAGAAATACGGTATTGAAATTAATTATCGATGTCGTGATGCTGCCAGGAAGTATATAGGGCGCTGCCCCAGAAGGGCCGCCGGAAACCAAGTAAATAATATTGTTTTTGAATTCGTCGGTCCCAGCAACCGTATTTGCATAAGTGATGCCGTTCCATTGGCCATAAATCGTATTATTCCAGAACTTGCACGCCCCGGTCGTAGCACTTGGATTCTGCCGGAAGATGCTAGCCTCGGCCTGCGCCCCTCCGGACATTACGATAATGTTGTTATAGAACCAGAGAGTTCCGCCATTAACAACGGAGCCGACGATTATCCCGTGATTGTTAAACCCTCCATTTGGATGATAGAGAAAGTTTCTAGAAAAAGTAATATTCGTGTCATTGCCACTAGACTGGATCGTGTCACTATGCCAGGCGGCATCCGCATTATTAACGATAAACTTATTTCTGCTCACAAGAATTGAAGCGCCAGTGTTATCCTGTGAGTACCATGTATCGGTTTGCCCTGGCGACAAGGCAGGAGTGTCAACGAAATTATTCAGGACCGATATCGTGCCACCCGTGTTGCTTCGGCAATCAAACCCACGAACATTAGCAGCCGCGATCCCTATCGAATCACCAAGTCCAACACCTGGACTCGCTACATTCTCGTTCAGCGTTAGGCTTGTTGCGGTCGAGGCGATAACGTAGTTGTTTCCAGATGCAGTAGGAATAGCTGCTTGTGTAGTTAGATCTTCAACACCATTCTGGACTGATGCATAGGATGCAAAATTCGGAATCGTGCCTGACGTAAAGTGAAGAATAGCGCTTCCCGCTGCCGTCGTTGCGCTCGTGGCTACAGTTTGGACAAGCCCCACGCCGGTATGAATCGTAAGGTTTTGGTAGACGAGAGTTCCGGAACTGATCCCGTGGATAAATACACAACGCTCCACGCAGTTCTGAATTGTCAGATTTTGAAATACAAGATTCGTAAAACTATTGTTGTCGAGAAGCCCGTTGTCTCCGGGAACTGACGTCGTTGTCCCGTCGATAATAACCGTTCCGGTGTGACCGGCATCAATCCCAGCCGTAACAGTTATGGGATTTCCGGCTCCGCCGCTTGCGCCGACGGTAAATTTCTGGGCATTATATGTCTGACTTACCGAACCACCGGAGATATATATCGTATCTCCAGCAAGTACCCCCGCGCCACCCCAAACAATATTGTTGAAATCTTTCCACGCGGCTGCCCAGCTAGTCCCTGCCCCAGAAGACCCAACAGAATTGTCTACGTACCACAGGGTCATAGGTCATGCCACCCTCATTGACTCCAGCAACCTTGCACGAGCCTCCCACCGATCGAGCTTCTTTTCCATGGGATCGCAGCCCTTATCAACGCAGTCCTTGCATATGAGACTATCACAGCAAGTGCAGCGCCCGCCCATGTCAGCAGGATCACACATCGGCTTGACAGTCACGATGCAACCGCAATGACCGCATGCAAAGGTGTCCTCTTCCTTCGTGCCATCAGGCCCAGTCGTAATAAGGACGCCATGACGCGTACCGCGCACGACTATTCCTCAAACGTCACATGATATAGCACTGGTGCGGCATAAGTCGGAGAGAGAGCGCGGAATACAAACCCAGCGGCTGCCGTTGCGGGCCACGAGATCTTGTCATCTGGACCAGCAACCCATCTCTGCGTCGCACGCTGATTGAGCGCGAAGGTTTTAACCGATGATGCGGCCGTCACGGTAGGCGCCACTGTGTAATTTACAAATGCGGACGTTTGACAGGCGGCGCTAAGAGTATCTTGTGGAAGCGGTGTTGCAGCTGTTGCTGTACCTGCGACCGTCATGCGCGATACGTCATAGACGATCTGAGTGTCAGACGCATTCGGTGCGCCGTCTGCACCAAAGGCAAACTCAACAAGTCTGCCGCGGCAAAGAGCGGCCGTTGTCGCATTAATACCTACAGCCACGGAGGTCGCGCCGAAGGTCGTGCTGATGTTTTGCTGAGTACCAGCAAGACGGTTGTTAACTTCGTATTTAGCCATTTAAAATCTACCTTCTTCCTTGAAATTCATAATTTAATTCACTTCGTTGGCTTCCTTGCCCTAGAAGGCCTAGCCGTTGGTTTCGGGGCCGCCTTAGGCTGATTTTGCGCCTTCGGCAGCTCGGTATCATCAATCTGAGCAGATCCGCGAGCCGCCATTATGGCGATTTGCACATCAGCGTAAGTCAAATCTGCAAACTCGTTGTCCAAGCGCTCCATTCCCTGGGTTTCTCGGTATTCGTTTGGCGTAAGAGCATTATTCTCGTACTCCATCTTGTATATTTCCGCATTTTCATGCTCGTCCTCGCGCTCGATACCGCGGAACTGGAATTGCAGCTGCGAGAAGCCTAGCTTAGTATGAATCGCCTCGCGGGTTATGTGCGATTCAAGCAAATGCGCACAGGGCTTAATGGCCTGCTCGCGATCGCGGTCTTCGGCAACCTCGGACGTGTTGCGATTGAGATCTCGCTCAACACCGAGGTTTTGAGGACTGATATCAAAAGCGGCCGCTAATTCTCGGTGCAAAAATTCCTGGTACTTGAGATAAAGGCCGTTGTCTCCTTCTGGATAAAGTCTCAGGACATTTGGACCTCGTGACTTACCGGCGCTATCAAATTCCGTCATGCCCATGAGAGGCATTAGTCCCTGGCCCTCGACCTCATTTCTCCAATACTGACGAAACGCCATTAGCATTTCGGTCGACGCGCCGCTGCCTAGATCCAACGCAATCGATGGACGCGCGTTCGTCGCAACGTTGCCAGCGAATTCGCCGACGCCTAGAAGGCGCGATATCGTATTAAACGCAATCTCGACCGGACCGCGACCAAAAGGAGTTGAAGAACTAGGATTTGGCCTAATATACATCAGCTCGTCGTTGCGAAGCAAAACTTGCTGACCAATTCCGTTTCCTACAAAGTTCCCATACCCAACGATTTGGATATAACGCGCCTCGTTCGAGCCCCCAGCCCAACCGGGGAAAATCTGTATTGTAAGTCCGTCAACCGGCCACATCCACAGCGGACGCAATGGATCGCCGGAAAGCTGCATCTCGACAGCGCCTGCACCCATAAGAATGTCTTCGACGACCTGCTCCGTAAATGTGCGAAAACTGTCATCGATATTTGGGTTGTCCAAGCAGTAGGCGGCAATCTCTGCCTGCCTCTCTAGCTCGGAATTCATCTCGATGCCCTTCAGTGGGACTATTTCCCAGTCTAGAAGGGCGATTGGATTCTTGACCGTATTAATCGCGCGGCGCGTATAGGGCTGCTGACCAAACCATCGCAAATTTCTAGGCGTCGGCTTGAATGCAATGCGTCTAGCGGTGCCAACTTGCCCCACCTGGACAAGATTAGGATATACGATTGTATCGCGTGCCGGCTCTTTACGATTGCGTCCTGGTCGCTTGCCTTTGAAGAAATCGAGGACGCCCATTCATATTAGCCAGTCAATAGCGGTAAGAGTTTAGAAACAAGGAAAATCATCACGCACGCGAAGACTATCACCTGCACAATTTTGGTAACTAACGGGTCCGGCGAAAACCGCTCGGCAACCCAAATAATGATTAACGCCACCACAATGACGACAATAATAGGCACAATCAAAGCTACTAAACCACTCATATCGCTTCTCTCTTGGAGAAAAAAATTAATCCCGCAAACTCGTCCATATCAGCTCTTTTTTACTCTCTTGGAAGAGGTCGCCATCTTCCGTGACAAATCATCATCAGTACGCCGAGGAGGGCGGCCATATCTCAACCAAATCCGCTTGCCTGCACGGCGAGTCGCAGCAACACTCATTAACTAAGGTTCGTAATCTGCGTGTTGATTGTCGTGATATTACCGGCATCTCCAGCACCTGGCGTGAGGATATCATTGACGAGATACGTCAGCTGCGTTATCATTTCAGTACAATGCAATTGCAGCTCAGAAATCATGCCGGTGATATCGGCACCCATAAGCTCAGCCTGATTTTTGCCGGCGGCAGAAATCGTCAGGCCGGCCAGAGTTGTCTTAACTCCCATTTTGTGTTACTCCATCTAGAAATTAGGATTTACTTAAAATGAACCTTGCAGAAATCACCGCCGAGATTGCCGCCCTAGAAAAGCGCCTCGAGCTGCTACGCGCCGCCCGGATGGCCTTGCAGGCACTGGAGCCAGAAATAGAGAAGGGCGTACGTCTACTATATCCTGACATGGTGCCTGAGAGAGCCACGGGCATCTCAGCGGCCATACGCGAGCTTATTGCCGATAAAGGACCAATGACCAAGGCCGACATCGATAGGGCCCTCAGCGACCGCTACAGCCTCGGGAAAGGATCAGTATCAGGCGCGCTGCAGGCTATGAAGGTCCGGGGAGCGGTGGCGCGCACCAGAGCAGGGAAGTGGACGGTTAAATGAACTTATGTTGGGCATAACGCAGGACTCGGAATGCTCGATCCGCCAGAATTAACGGCAGTTACCGTAGCGTGAATGGTATGTCCAACGTCGGTTGATTGTAATGTATAGGTCGATGCCGTCGCCCCGGTGATGGCAATGCTAGTGTCATCCCAAAACCACTGATATGTGAATGAAGTGGGATTGCCTGACCAGGTTCCATTCGACACCGATAAGGCATTACCGACGATTAAAGTTCCGGTAATCACCGGAGGCGCGCTATTAACCGGAATTGTAACTGCAGCAGTCACCTTTCTGCAAGATGGAGGCGGCGGGGGAGCGACGCCCGCTGTTCCATTTGGCTGATTGACGCTGCCTCCATTGGGCAGCACGGCTTGCCACAGTGAGCCGTTCCAAGTGAACGGCATAAAAGAACATGTGTTTGGAAGAACGCCCGGATCAACAGCCTGATTCGTATTGGAAGGCCAATGAAACGTGTTTGTCGAGGTTGCGGTCTGGCAGATGATAAACCCTAGAGACTGACCAGTCACCGTCCCATTCGCGATAGTCGGACTAGGCGAGCTTCCCGCACTTAAGCTAAAGAATTGTTCTTTGCCGTTTGCTGGATTGAAAGCTGGGTTAATCGTCGGTGGGACGGTGAAGATCCCTTCCGCCGAGTCGGCAAATATGTTCCCGCTGCTTACGATCGGTATGGGAGGAAGGTTGTTATAATAAACCTCGCCTGCCAATGGCGGCCCCGCGCTTGGTGTGCCAGTTATGGTGCACGTGGATGCCTGGTTGCAGAAAAACTTCGTGATGGTGAATTGCTTGCCAGCCGCTGCGCCGGTACCTGTCAGGACTTCACCAATTTCTATGGACTGCGTTATGCCGGATGAGAACGGAACCGATAAACTCGTTGCGGTCGGTGCAGGACTTGCAGCTACGATGTAGGTAATTTGGTTGTAGTGGTTCGTTATGCCGCCAATCCCTGACGTCACATTAAACACGTTATTTGTAAACGTTTGGTTTGGCGTCCACCATGAGCCACCAGTGATGGTCTCATAATTGGCACTCAGCGCTGGGTTGCAATTGAATGTGTTACCAGTGTAAACCTGGGTCTCGGCAAATAACTGGCACTCCCCCGTAAATGTGGCACCAGTAAAATTGGCAATCTTTATTCCGGTGCCCTGAATCAAATTTTGATAGGTACCTCCATTAACATTAAGTGTTGGGATGATCTTATCAAACTCCGAATAGCCATCACCTCGAGAATCAAGCTGGTAAGTTCCACCTGACAAATTGACGGTTTGAGTCTGGCCGGCAAAAATCCCCGTTGCGGTAACGCCGGTCACCGTGATATTAAGGCCGCCTGAAATAGAGATCGTACCGCTAACTTGGCGAGCGGACGCATTCTGACTGCCCATCCAAGTGAGAAATGTCCCGCCCATGAATGTGATATTATGGGCAAGATGCATGTTAGTCCGGTCGAGGTCCAACATGCGCGGCGCGCCTGTGGTCACTCCATATACCGGTGTCGCATCGAGCCAATCAGTTAGATAAGCGTATTTCAAAGGATTCTGGAGAGTCACCGCTCCAGTAGCGGCATTTATGGCCGTGACGGTGTTGAATTCGAAATACCGCGGATTAGGCGGATAGCTAGGGGTGCCTTGCGCATCAAAACCAAAGATTAGCACGTCATCACCAACATGAAAATTGCTGGTGTCCGTTGCCGTTATCATGGTAACCGACGAGGCACCTATGGCCGCAGTCTGTATAAGCTGGCCACTCGTATTCGTGGAGGGATCAAAGGGACCATCTCCAGCATTTGAGAAGAGGTCCCCACCAAAGGACATAGCAGTGCCATCGATCTGATAGCCAGCATTCGAAGTCATGTTGATAAAACTGGCGCCGGTGGCGACAACATCAACGTTCGTGATGCCCTTCAGCCAGTGCGTCGAATTTAGGCAGTATGCCCCAGCTGGAACATTAAAGGTGTATTTTGTCGGATTCTTGGTGATCAGGAAATTGCGGGCGTTTATGAAAGCAGAAGTAGTATCAGTGCAGACCTGCGCCAGTCCATTGGTGACAGTCGTCAAGGGCGTGGTGGAAAGAATCGCGTTCCCCCCAGACACAGCTGTTATCGTGTAATGAGCCCCTAGCCCGTTGCCAAAAGATGAACCACCATTGTAGAGCGATACAACCTTCCCGACATCGGCGGCTACAAACTGGTGACTTGGCGATGAAAGGGTTGTTCCATTGTTCGAAACGTCGCTAAGTTGGATGGCATCAGCTATCGCGCCATAATCAGTCACAACGTTGATTGATGGCTGTGTTTGCGCCCAAGCGGGCGTGAACAGCGCCAGGCCGAGCACAAATCCAATGATACGAGCAATCAATTTCAGTCTCTTGGGGTAAAGAGTTTCAGGATAGCGATGACGCATAGAATGATGAGAATGCCGAGAAAAACCACGATGAAGAACGAAAATATACCGGTGTCAACCTGCGGCGCGTAGGTGTCGGCAATCATTACTTACCCAGTTGCATTATTTGCACTAACATAATTAACTACCGCTGGCACCGTGCTATACATCTGACCGGCAACACCATCGCCATACCAATTGTTGCCGATGTCTATCATGGTATTAATCCACTTGCCGGCAGGCGGAACTCCAGCTACTATTCCGATATGAGCGAGATTAAAAATATTATTCGCTATGATAACGCCACCGAATGGGTTTGGCACCGCACCAGCAGGCCAGAAACCAATGGCAGCCTGGGAGCATCCATCGATCGAATTCCACCCTATTTGCATCTGGCGAGTGTTGGCTCCAGCTTGGAGATTGCATAAAACCCCATATTGATGAGTGGCGATTTTGTTATTGAGAATGCTAATCGCACCGCCGCCGGTCCATTTAATTCCAATCGGACCTGTGAGGCTAGCCCCGAGAAGCACGCAATTAGAAATTACGCTATCGCCGGAATCTGGCCAGTCATGGTTCTCACAGACAAAGGCAGCTTGAGAATGGAAGAACGAATCAACACGATCGATTACGAAAAATGCAGCCTTGGCAAGATGAATGCTGGTTGCCGCATTCGTAATTTGCATGTCCCTAAAAACTGAGCTACTGTTGCCGTATATCGAAGTGCCGCCCGTATTTGCACAGGTGACGCTAATTGCCTGTGTGCCCGCGGTGGCTGACGAGGCATAGGAAATAGCTAATTCACTCAGCTTGACAGGGTTTTGAGTATTAATATCAATCCCGTCTATGCCTACATCGGGCTGAAGAATTGTTGAACCGAAATCCCCATAGAAATGAAGAGACCCAATTATCTGAAGAGTTGAAGCTAGCCGATATTTTGCAGCTGGCGCATAACACCTTCCTATCCGACCGGATACAGCTTGGCCAAACATGGCCTGGAAGGCTGGCGCATCATCAGTTGTGCCGTCTGCTATAGCTCCGAAGTCCCGCACGTTAAGACATGATGGGCTTGAACTAGATGCGGGTGGCGTAACCGGTGGAGAGCTTGAACTAGATATACCGCTATCCACAAAATTCCCCGACGGGTCAACGGTGATAAAATTGCCGGGCTTAATGCCCTGAAGCGTAACAAATGCTGTCAAATCATCGACTCTTGCGTGAATAGATTTTCTTGGACGGAATGACCTTGAGCCGCAACCGCTTCACAGCCTTGGCAATCGGGTTGCGCCTCTTACGCAAACACAAAATTCGGCGCATAAATTAGCCCTGCATATTTCAAGTCTGTGCGACGGATATGCAGGGCTCATAAGCGCACCCGTAAGGCCTGGTGAGAAATGCCGTACACGCTAACGCTTACGTGTAGGCAATACTCCAGTCAATCGGCACAATGCCAATGTTCCTAAGATCGACCCGAAGAAACAGGCAATGGTAAGTAAGACGAAGCTCATTGGCACCATCAGATCAGAGCCACATCGAAGAGTTGATGGAACCGGGCTATCACCCGAGCAATGTCCTCTTCCCCGAAATAATCCGGGTTCGATGGCGAAATACGAGCCATGTGCTCATCATACTGACCCAACTCTTCGCGGATTGCCATTGCTATTGCTTCGTCTAAGTCCATATTTTCCTCATGCAAACACGAACTGCGGTGCGTCTACTTCCAGCTCCAAATTTCTCTCAACGTAATTCCTAGGAGTATCGCCCCAAGGAAAATGCCGGTTATCATCTCGATCATGATGCCAATCTCCTCATGCAAACACGAACTGCGGCGCGTATACCGCAACCATCAGATCTGATAGCGCCCAGACAAGCGCATCGCAAGCATCTGGTGAGCCCGAGCCCAGAAAACCGGTGCTCGACATCTGACACATCTGGTCCTCGAGCGAGGAAAGATCGCCGATATGCGAGACGCGGCCCTGTTCGTAGAGAGCGGCGACTGGTTCTGCTCGGGCGATCTTTCCTCTAGAGGCTATAACTTCACGATAGGCTATATTCGAATCCGCGGTGCGTATCGTATGCTCTACAAGAGCACCGCCAAAATTACGTTCCGCGATAAGACGATCAGCGCGAAACTCATGGTAAGCATCACAGGCCATTCTAGCCCAGCCAGCGGGCGAAAGCTTGCATGATCGATCAGCAAGTACGTAGCCACGCCCATCTGTGCCCAGAGCAGCAACAACAATACCGATAGCGTCAGCAGCTTCGTCATCCATACTCCTTGCGCCGCTGGGATCCACAGCTACAACGACGCGCTGCATTCCTGGCAGTGTTACCTTGCGGCGAGCTATGTCAATAGTATCACGCGTCCATAATGCGCCGGGAACATCGTCTAAAATCTCAGCATTTAGCTCCTGCCGGCCTAGGCGGGTGCCGTCGTACCGCTTCACAACTTGCGAGAAAAAGCTTGGCGCCAAATTCGCCTTGTTTTGGATCGTCGAGCCGCGCGTCGTAACAGTGGAAGAATCTACGAGAATGCGTTTTAGTATAGGAATTGGTCTAGGCGTTGTTGCGACTATTTGCCGCGGATGTTTTCCCAGTCTTAGTCCGAATTGAAGCTGGTCCCATGTAGCTTCAGCGTATTGCCATTTAGCCAGCTCGTCGCACCACGCAAGTCCGTGTTGAGGGCCTCTAAGCTGATCCGGCTCCGTTGCATTAAAGAGTGTAGCTCTGGCTCCATTTGGCCAAGTGAGGCGTCGCTTACTCGGTTCATATTGAGGTCGAAATGATTTAGGGTGGACTGAAAGGATTCCAGACTCTCCCTCAACGCAGACATCTCGTGCATCAGCCGCTGTTTCTGCGACAATCGCAATGTGTCCATATTCGGTTCCTTCGAGTGGAGTAGGTCCGCATACCAGCTGGCGAACTGCTTCGGCGGCCGCTCTAGTCTTACCGAATCCTCGTCCGGCCAGCAACAGCCAAGTGAGCCAATCACCGGGCGGCAGAAGCTGATTGGGCCTGGCGTAGAAGGACCAGTCGTATTTTAGCTGCTCGGCCTGGTCTTCAGTCAGAAGTGAGAGTATAGCTTCTCGCTTCGCAGCGGGTAGCTGCGTCAGAGATTCGAGCAGAGAAAGTGTCAAAATGAACCCAGCCAGGGATATAGGTTACACTACCATAAAAGGCGCCTTCGGTCTTCCTATTGGTGTAAACTTTCTGCAGCGCGAAAGCGGTGCGCTTCCAAAGTTCGTAACCATTTCTACGGTCTGTCTAGAAAATGGCCACCTAGAGGATCCGCTTGGTATCTGCGAGCCGGAACACGGATATGAAACTATGGTGTTCCTCGAGGACTGTACATTCTTCGCCTTGCACACTGCTAAATACAAAACTCGCAAGGCCGCCAAGGCCGGGCATGAAACTATCGTGCAAAAAATCCTTTCCGGAGAATTGCCTCTGGCAATTCAGATAGGCCACTATCACGCTTGGGATTAACAGGAATTAAAGCGTCTCAGCCACTCTTCTTATCCGCCCGAGACCGCCTCTTGCGTTCTGCAGCAGTCATCGGCTTGGCGCCCTTGGCCGGCCGACCACCGCGAGGTTTAGTGACATCCTTGGGTTTCGTGACATCGTCTATTTTCGTGACTATTTTCGTGACAGGTTTCGTGACATCCACGAAAAGGACGCGGCGTGGCAGTTCTGGAAATGGGTCAGTCATAACTATTTCAGCCCCAGCAAGCCAAGCCCAAACGAACTCTTCCGGTGTGAAATAAAGGTAGTCACCACGCTGTAACATGGCAGCCTTAAGCTTAGCAGTAACTATTTTTTATTTAGCGTAAAAATGGGGGGACATGGCGCTTTCGAGGCCACCGTCACTGGAGATATCTCCTGTGTGTGTGTAACAATATGTGACTATCACAGCTTCGTGACTATGATAACCCACATCACGAAGACCGCGAACGACAGCAAAAGGCCAATTACATCAACAAGCAGCTTCACGAAGTCCGACCTCGATAATCCAATGATATCAATGGCCTGTTTTGGCATTATCTCGGGGTAACGCTACCCAGACTTCTTATCCGTTGTTATTGCTGGTATATCTACTGTCTGCATATCAGGAGACTCAGGCTGAGAATCAGTCTCTAACCGCGCCTGCGCTTCCTCAATACGTGAACGAATCAAGTCTACCGCACTCACATCCCGAACATCAATCGGCCCACCATCAGCACCGGTGTGCTGCAGGCCCACGTCCTCTTTCCAACCCATGCGGCGCGCGGCATAAAAGCGAGCGGCATCAAGACGAACACGCTCGTCCTCGGCCTGACCCATCGATTTCTTAATCGTGTTGCCAGCCAGCATGTCAAGCTTAAACTTACCATAGTCAAGCTCTTGCCGAAAATACTTGTACAGCGTTAACTTGTCTATAGCCATAAACCCAGCGATATCAGTCTGTTTTAGACCGTAACCCGCAGCTTCCTCGACCAATTGCCGCTGTTTGGGTGTGGGTTTAAACTCTCTGCCACGCATTACACACCAATTAGAAGACTAAAGCCGCGCGCAGAGGTTGAAAGTCCGCGCGAAACATCTTACCCATCCTACCCCGGAATTGCATCACGGATCATAATATAAACACTGAGAACGAATAACAGACCAGCAAAAATAACTGGTAATAATAATACTGCCTCATCTCGCCTACTCATCAATTTCGGGAGGATAATGAACCGCCATCAAGAAATCTATGTCAAGATCTGCCCAGTGAATTAATCCATAGCCCGCACACTTGGGGCATGCGCTGAATATGAGCGCCATGCACATATCGGCAATGTGTCCGCGCCCCTCGCAGCGATCGCATTGCACTAAATCAGAAGCCCCCGGTCTAATCATCTAGTTTTCAAACCAATGGCCGCGCTGAGACCCAAGCATTCACAGTGGCATTATATGGATTTTGGATAATGTTTACCCTCAGGTGGTTTACATGCGGCCCACCGCCGCCACCCCCAGTGCGAGTGCCAGAATCAGTCGGCAATGGTGCGCTTTCGAAATCAAAATTCGACCATAATGTTCCATCTATGGAACCTTCAAGGCTAAGTATAAGACTTACTTCACTTGGATGAACGCCGTTGCCGCTCCAGCCAAAAATCATTCCCACATCAGAATTATCACCAACAGTAATTGCGGCCCCCGGACCGATTGCTGTTGCATTAATCAAGCTTTGGCCCGAAAATACTTGAGGCATCTTACCTATCCCTTCGGAACAGCTGCGCCTATACAATACGCTGCAGCCACGCGATATTGCGTATGAGCGTTAATGATCGCCGCTGCAGCATAGCAGGAGTCAAAGCTTTCCATCGGCAGCTTATCAATACCCCCAGCTGCAGCAATTATGACCAGGAACACCTGCATTATTTGATTCCCCCGCCTTCAAGGCTCCTAGCTAACAATCTGGCATGATAGTGTCGTCCGCGTGATGTCGATGCTAGGATGACAAAGATCAGCAAAAATATCGGAGTTAGCAACCAATTGATCACCGTATTACCACCACATCTTGACTGATCGCTTCCCCTGTCAGACCGCGCCAGCTAATCGCCTTATCAACAAATATCCATTCCCAGGCCTGCTCTTCCGTCTTGCACGAAGCTTGCAGTTTACCATCCTTGTCTAGCACTTCCCAATGATTACTCTCAATCTGCTTGATTGTTTTCATCTATCTGAGCCAATTCCATAAACTCCACACGATCAAAACTTCGGCCCAACTGAAGGCTAGAATCCATCCAAATATGCTCACGGTAACGAAAATGTCTTTCCTGGTCACCTAACGCACACGCCTTCCGTCTTTATTTGACTTGCCTGCCTTATCAAGCGCGATTGCGACCGCTTGCTTTTGTGGCGTGCCGGCCTCTTTCTCGATCTTAATATTCTCGCTTACCGTCTTTTGGCTGGAGCCTTCTTTAAGTGGCATTATCTACCCCAAAATCTTATAAGCGGTTGATGCCGCAAGGAAAGCCAGAATTACCATACGCCCAAATACCACTCCAAGCTGGTCCAATTTCGGCGGCAAGGAGCTATGCAGCCGCAATTCCATCCATATCGCAATTAGAACTAACCAAATCGCGGTCAATCCACATCTCTCTGTAGGTCAATATGGCTCTTCAAGTCAGGCATGAAGATATTGCCAACTAGAGCGCTACCATGCCTTCGTCCGATCATGTAGCCGATTGCAGCGATTACAAGGTCGCTTAGTATCAGTAGAATAATCACTGCCATTTGGTCACCTATGATTCACTAAGTTTCACACCTTCTATTTGCTCCATCATTGCCTTGAAAACCTTTTCTGCAATGAAGTTAGAGTCGCTCACCCAATCACGAGAGTCCCGCACCACCTCGGCGCCAGCCCTGATCATCTCAGGCGTAACAGTAATATGTACGTCAGTACGGATCACTTATCTCTCTCAATAAATAGATCGGTGCATCCCTTAGGTATCGGCGTGATCTGCTTGCCATCGCGGTCGTAGCAGGTATTAGCAGCATTATTATAATTCGTGATATCAGTCTCATGGGTCAGCTTGCGGCTACGACGCACATGGGGCCGATCTGGCATATATGCAATATGATCACGACCCCAAAGCTCTTCCGCGCGTTCGAATTCAAACTCATATGGAGCCCGCCGCGGCTGTGGAGGACTCTGGGGGCGCATCTCTATTTGGACAACCTCGCTGTGATTCTTGCTACTCTCAGTAAAGGCCCATATTCCGAGTGTCAAGATGGTTGCGAGCCCAGCTAATATTACAACTGCGCGCTTGAATCCCCACCCATTCATGCGGGAGTTTTCCAAGTCATTTTCCCATTCCTCCCTTATGAACCGCCCCCGCGAAGAATTTATCACCGCGATACCAGCCATGCACAACCACTACGCGACCAACCTCAATCGGTGAGCCAATATGATCTTCAGACTTCGCGGCTGAAATATTGACGACCAATTGTTTGCCTGGAGAAGTCTCAATCGCAATATTTTGGGCATCGATCCCAATGATCACACCTGAAACCATCTCTGGATATGCTTGCGCTTGTGCATAAGGAATCGACGTGTCTCTAAAATCCCCAGCTATAACAGTAAAGGCTAAGATGATCAGAAGAACTTGTAGCATCTTCAATTCACCCCGAATATCGAGAGCACCTTGTATGCACCAACATAGACGCGGCCATTTGCAACCAGAGGCACCGTGTTTGGACTAGCGCCGGAGCCGACAAAACCAAATGACCAAGCGCCAGCATTAGCCGAAAATAGCTGGGTCAGACTGGAGTTGAAAGCATATAGAACCAGTGGATCTTCCTTGGCAACAGCCCAGATTATCTGGCTTCCGGCTGTGGTACCATTAGAAGAGACAGCAGTGAAAAACCCAGCCTGAATGCCAGTCGTGATAGTGACGTTAAATTCTAGCGGGATCGTAGTCGTGGTAACCTTGCGTGTTTTGAGAACTGTTCCAAAGCTGGTAACAACTCTTGGCAGCCCATCAGAACCCATGAAATAGCTTTCACCGCACCAGCAACCGCCAAGACCGGTGACAGTTGTAATCTGCGCTAATGTGTCGCGGTTGAGAAGATAGAGAATGCCATCCTTTCCACCAGCCACAGCCAAATGCGGACTGGTTCCGGCAGCATCAGGCAGCAACATCATACCGCCGGCACCAAAGTCATTATCAGCGGTATCAAGGGTGCCAGGATTTGGCTCAGTGAAAATATGGTTTATCGCGAACGTGGTGCTGTTTAGACTGAGTGCGCTTTCCTGAACGCTAGTCGTGCCGTTGTAAGTTCCAGAGCCGCCATTGCCGGTCGTGAAGAATATAGTCCCCGGAACACCAGCCAGGCCATAGCCAGACATCCAAATCGTGGCCATGTAATAGCCGCCAGTGTTTTGGGTGTCAGTCAGCTCGTTGGCCGCGAGTGGTGCCAACGTATTGACTTTGTAGCCGATTATCCAGCCTCGGGTAGATCCCGGCGAATCATCACAAAAGCTTGTGAACGCGACATAAACATTGCCATCCTGCAAAAGCAAGGCGACACGCTGGCGCGCTGTTGACGCGTTGAAGGTGTACTGGGTCGAATCAGTCAGAGTATGCGACGCCGTTATCGTAACCGGAGCCACAACATCGGCAAGTGTCGTAACATCGATTGCGTGAATCTGATAGCTCGGCGTCGCTCCGAGATAGGCAACCACATACATTGTGGGAGGCGAAGTAGAAGTATCAATGACAGGAGTGGAGTTGATACCTACGTTTGGCCCATTGTTGGTGCATCCTAGTGGAGTAGCTCGAGGAGCGCCAAAATTCCGGCTGTTCAGAACATTCCCAGTATCCGCATCAATGGAATAGACTGTATTGTTTTCAGTTACGGTATAAACTACGTTATGAGGCGCGCCAGAAATGAAAACGTTATTAAGATACAGCGGTTCTGCATCGATCTGATCGTCGACAACAACAGAATGCTGCAAGGCAAAGGCTGCCGGAAATGACGTAGCAGTTAAGAGCGTCTCGTTGCTATTCCATCCGGTACGCAGATTGTCATTATGGTAGGTGGTTACATTTACCGTTGAAGGCGGAGGCGGCGGCGGAGAAACACACGCGTAAACCGCAATCGCGCCACCAAGTAACAAGAATGCAATAACAATGCACCATAAGCTCTTCATTAGAGATCAGCCGATTTGTCTGTTCCAGCGTAGCTGGTAACTTCCATGCCTAGGCAAATTTCAATGATAATAGGCGTAGTCCAAGTCATGATTCCAAATCCCTTAATTCCCTAGCACGATTTGACTCAGCTACCGCAATCCTGACCTGCAATTCCATGCGCAGCAGCAGCACTCCAATATCGTGCTGATTCTTGAAATCAGATATCATATAGTCGTATCGTGCTTTTATCTCTTGACGCTTACGGTGCGTATCTAAGCCAATCGGATCTCCCGGACACAATTATTTGCCTTCCGGCGCGGGAGTGCTTCCCTGCATCATATACGCAACTACTGCAACTGTTATCTCGTCCGCTAGCTGCTTTTGCACATCCTCAGGCCATACTGAGCAATCCATTTCAGATTTCTGGATAGCGTCTAAAATGTAATCTTCCAATAAGATCATTTCTTTGGCTCTAGCATATCACGAAGATTGAAATATTCACGGGCCATAACGCCGCTCTCATGCTCTTCGGTGAATGGCACCTGCGAGAGATAATAGGAAAGCATACCATCCTGCATCGAGTCATGAGATATCTCACCATCCAAATCGAAAGGCTGAGGCGCTCCCTTGCCTTGATAGACATATCGCGTCTTTATGTGGCGCGTATCCACCTGATTGAATGGCTGATCCTTTAGCATCCCAACCATGGTCACTCCTCTATCCGAACAGGAACCCGAAGGCCATACTCAGAAGAAATAATCCTACGGCTCCCGATACAAATGTCTTCCAATGCTCGCGGCTGGTCATTGGCCACCTCTCCCTCGCAACAATGAACTATTCCAGTACCACCACAATCAGCACATGGATATGGCGACTGGTGGCAGCTATTACCAGTCCCATGGCATCGATAGCATTGCATTAGGCAAACTATTTTCCCCTAGCTGCATTATGTCATTGACATTTCAGCAAATATGCATATATTAGTATTATAGACAGCAGGGAGGGACAGGAAGAGTTTCGCCATGGGCCGCGCGCTGCAGCGCAATGTCAGCGACCCATAGCGAAGCCCGTAACCACTCGAGCAAGACGGCGGCTGGGCAGACTGTGCCAACTATCACGCATCAGCTAGTGCTCACGCGTGACCGGCATGGAGCCGCCGAATACATCAAACAGGAGAAACTCAACCATGCTAACACTTTCCGCTCTTGAAGAGATCATAAGCAGCTTTGTCGACATAGTGATGAAGAATCATCCGGATTTGGACAAATTCGATCTTGCTTACATGATGGAAGAGATTGCTAATCAGATCAAGGAAGGGCGCTGTCCTTCATGCGGCCAGCATAAACCAGCTCATAAACCAAACGAGTGCTGATTAGACCGTAAATGAACATTGACGCTAGCCTCTGTCGCCTCCGGGCGGCAGACACGAGCGCCAAGCTCGAAACCAAAGGAGAGAGACGATGAACTATGAAGTTAGTGAGGCTCTCGGATATATCTCGACAGATAAGGTTGAACGCATAGCGCGAGGGCACGAGCGAAGATTTGGCAAATCCATGCTCTTGCTAAAAATTAGCCGCTCATGCGAATCCTTCGCAGACACTCGCCTGAAGGTATTCGATCCTGAAACTGGCAGCTCAAGCCTGTGGGATTGCAGCGGTTGGCGAGTACGTTGCGTTAGGAAACACGCGCCATGACCCCCGCGTCACTCAAAGCATGGCGTGAGCGGCTATACGGAACAGGCTATGGGACACGCAGCAAACAAAAGGCTGCGAAATCTCTTGGCCTGTCCCAACGCGCCTATGACTCATATGAAGCCGGCGAGCATCGGATACCGCGATATATCGAGCTTGCCTGCAAGGAGCTAAGGAGATCAGCTAGATCTCTTCCGATATAGGCTCACCAGAACCTCAAGCAGCCGGCGTTCGGCTATTTCTACCTCGTTATGCACTGGCGCCCCCGCAAAATATGCAGCATAAATTTGCGCGGCTTCCCTCCTCGCATTGTTAATCGATATGGATATTTCGATCGGCGCCGTCACTTTCTCGACCATATGCCAATCCAAAGACATACGCACATAACTAATGGCACAATCGTGTCGCGGTGCGCGAGCATGAACTGCGTCATTTTCTAAAATACATTTTTGTCAAATACCAAATCAACGAGACGCAGTACATCATCGTCGCGACCAGCACGAATGAAATCACCTGGAGTGCTATTGCTAAGCAAATAATGCGGCTGCTCAAGCCAGAGCTTAATCTCGTCGTCGCTAAGGAATTGCGCAAGCTTTTCCTTTACACAGTCATCAGACATTCGGAGGGCACATTTTAGCTAAAAGCTTCTTGCCTTCATGCGGCGTAGTCTTGCGATATGCTTCGTCCATGAGGCGAATTTCCTCGGCACTTCGATGCTGACAGATTGTAGCAAGGAATAGCTGCCCATAATCTGGCGTAAGCTCGCGATAAAGAGAATCAATCTTGCGAAAGATATCGTCTCGCTTCTCATGATAGGGTAGCGTATCTGTTACCAAATTATTATGTATATCTCTAAATAATGGATCATCGCTTTCCTCATAAATCTCATGAATAGGCAATGGGTCCTTAAGTAAATATACCTCATCGAAAGTAAAGTGATATTCTTCTATAGGCAATTCCATCAAATCATCATGCAGCCTGAAAATCTTATTAAGGGTTATTTCAGGCCGAACGCGAATTGACATAATGTTCACCTTTTGTTCCAAATTTAAGCAAATTTTTAGGTGATATAAATAACCGCCCATACCTCTCTTAGAAAGGCGCGCTCGCGAAGCATCATTGCTGGGCGGATTAGGCTACCCCAGAAGTCAGGGGTGTTTCCCGTAACTTTTACAGCTTATGTGTGTGTGTTTACGATGCCAGCGTCTGACGCCTGGGGTATCTGATAAACTATACTTCCCCTATTATATATATCACACTACTGCTGCAACTTGGCCAAAAGATACGCATATTACCAAAATTTAATTATTAATCCGCAATGAATAGGCCATATAGTTGCAGCATCGCGCTTTCATACCGTCTTTTCGCAGTATCATGAGACAATCGCGTGTCCCAAACTCTCAGCATCCGATCGGCGATCTCAGTAAAGAAAAACCCACGCGCGCGAAGCCAAATTATCCGGAAATCTTTCTTTTCTATCGTGGCGCACCACCCCATAACGGTTTCCCAGTCGGCAATTTGCTCTCGACTAGGCGTAAATCTAACCTTAACTTCTTCTGCGCCGTATTCCGACCATTCTTTAACCGCCTCTCGCCATACCGCGTGACGCAATGGACGCACCCCTTGGAACCGGCTGTCAGGATCGGAAAGCGCGCGATCAGTCATGCAGGCCGTCCAAATACGGCGCTCAAATTCTGCCGGTATACCGGGATTAGCCAGATCATCTATAAATGCATGCAGATGAGACCTGGCAATGCGATTGCGATTGCGTCTCATTCCAGGCGGACGACGCTCGCGCCATGCGCTACCAGAACAAACCATAGTGTCATCGCGAAGCATCTTGCTTTTCCTCAATACTTCACATGCCTCAACAACTGCCGGTAAATCACGTCTGCCCAGTCCCCGTGCTCCTCCGGAATCCGCACATCTACGGATATCAACTTCCGCGCAAGCCGCTTCGCCAACGCGTAAGCAGATCCTTGGCCGATAAACTTCTCGTCATTGTCGCCAAATATCGTGATGGCAACACCATCCGGCGGTTCCCAGTGTTCTAGCCCGTGAGCGCATACAGCCGCCCAGCATGGGATTCCCGTCAGCTCCGTGGCCGCTAACGCGGTCTCTATTCCCTCCGCGATACCAAGCCCTGTTGGAACCCAGCCTCCTAGATAGCTAATTGCAGAAATCGGCGCCAAACGAATTGCGCTACCCTTGGGCATTGAGCCCGCGCATAGCTTCTTTGGCTGCGGCACCTCGGCCTTATGCCCGTCATGCGTCAAATAGGTACGGTGAAGATTACAAACCGCACCGTCAACGGCAATAACAGGCGCAACCATAGCCGGGTGAAATGTCTGAGTCCCATCGCCGTGGGAATAGGATAGCTCTGGATGGTACTTTAAACAGGGAGGGATGGCCCGTAGGGGCCCAAGTCTGTTTTCTAGGTACTGCCACACCGGATCTCCACGAGTTACCGGTCCAGCGGCCTGTAAAATAGAATTTAGCATTCTGCGATTGTCTTGGCCTGGGTTAATCATAGGCTTGGCTGCTTTCACGTTTGCTGCGATCGGCTCAATTCGCCTGACTGCTTCCTTAAAATCCCTGCCCAGAGCCCGCTTAACGAATTCGAAGCCATCGCCGGCACCACATTGGTTGCATATCCACTCGCCATTCCCGCGGTAGTCGGTGAAGCGAAATCGATCCGTGCCGCCGCAAAACGGACATGGCCCGTGCTTGCCGTTAAGCAGTTTCAGGTCCAGACCAAAATGCGGTAGGATTCCCTTCCACCGGTTGCGGAACTGCTCTTTGTGCGGAAGCATGGTGGTCCCTCGCGCGCGCATATAGAATATATCAATATATATTCTAAGATAGTACCTATTCCTGATACTACCGTACTGTAAGGTAGACAGTATCAGAAGGGGAGGGTCAAGCTTGAACGTAGTCATGCGGCTAAGGGCTCGCCTTTATCAGCGATGCCCAATATGTCTGGGAAATCACTGTTTGTGATAAACCCAGCATAAAAAGCCATAGCTATGTTAAGGACATAAACACGCGCTTGGCCTGCTTCCCATGTTCGTCTAGCACCAGGCGGCAGTGGAAGGGCAAAGGCTATTTGATGCTGTACTGCATCGCCACTATTAGCGCCAATAGCTTTTGCAAACACACTACAAAACTCGCGATATTCATCATCTTTGCCATAGCCAGGAGTGTGAACTTTTTGCCAACTAGCATAAGGTCCGAACCGTAAAACAAGAGATTCATAAAGAAGTTCGCTCGCGATTTTCGTCCAGATTGTGGTTCTCAAGATGATACTCCGTTGTTGCCAGCTCTCGTATTCCATAGGTCGCGAAGGGTGACGGTGACTCCCTTGGTTGGATTACTACCGCGAATGCATTCCTTCCTAGCATCAAGTCGATGATATGCACGCCTGGCGGCTCTCTTAAGCCAAGCAGTCTCAATAACAAGAGCCCCAGGGAGATCGCCGAATTTGAAGGTGTAAAAACCTGACTTTGATACTTTGATTCCGGAGGGATACCACTTGCCATCGCGACCCATACATTCGTATTCGACATAAACGTGTCCTAGTCTTAACGCGGGTTCATCCCATTTTACTTCGATATGCGCTGTTTCATTTGAAAATAGTTCTTTCACCCATTCCTCAGCTTTGGCGCCTATTGGTAGGTCTATGTCAAAATCAGGCTCGCGTTTAGTCATGCGGGGATTTCGTTTCCCCAAACCGTCCAGCCCTCTACAGGCTCACGCGCAAACAATTCGAGATATGGCCCTAGCAAAAGGCGCTCAATACGTTTCCGCGCCTCCCCCGGCTTGACGCTGTGCTCGCCGACTGGTGATAGGATGACTTGAGGCACATCTTTGGCTATGCGTTGCGGAGAACCGCGCGTTGCGAATAGGCAAAGTTCCGCATTTGCACGGGTCCAATAGCCCATCCCCGTGAAGATGCCTTCGCCGCTTTTATTCTGTTTTATCCATGCGAATCCTGCTGTCTTGTATTCAAAGCCCCAAGCCCTGATTACCTCTAGCGCCCCCGGAAGTTCCGGCATAACGGCCCACATAAAAAGCGCGCAGTCGTCTGCGGCAAGAGCGGCTACTGGCAATGCACAAATTGCTTTGACTGATGATGTGTCATAATAGCGCTCGGCGCTGCGTTGCTTGCCCTTGCCGCTATAAACCTTGAATTCCCATGGCGGATCTGCATAGATAACTGCGAATTTCTCGCCAGCCATGGCGAGTTCTCTTAAGTCACCAGATTTGGCCCCCTTGTCAGCTCTAGCCTCATAGGCTGCCCGCTTATTTTTTATTTCGCCATCCTTAAGCATGCGGAGCACGGCGCTGACCGTTGCGTCGCCACCGGATTCCTGTATACTTGTTGCAATGGCTTTGAGTTCTGGTTTGGGAATAGCGGCAATCTTTTGAAGGCGCGAACGATTGGTGCCCGGAATGCCAGTCTCTGTCTTGCCAAAAACATTTACCGCAGCTGGTAAATGTTTTCCGCGACCTGGGCCATGACGTTTAGGTATCGCCCTTATTTCCTCCCCAATGCGCGCGTTAGCAGCAAGAACGACAAGCTCGGCCTTGTTTTTTACCTCGGCAACATCTTGGAAGAGAATCTTTAAGGCCTCGGCCGCATCAGCGAGCTTGCGAATCTGTTTATAGCTTTTTGCAGAATCTAATTCGCGTTCCATATTTGCAAGCGCGGCGACGGCCTGTGGGATAGTCACGAATTGTTTTCTATTGGCAGAAGGTATCATCGCAGTCATTCAAAGTGCCTCAACCATAGCCTTTCTTGCGGAAGGCTTCACATATGTTGTGCAATCAAAATACCTGATAATTGGATCATACACCGCGGCCGCAGGCTCATCACCAGGCGGCGCAACCAGATCTAACGCAGCGCCAATAATGCTTGCTGCACTATTATCATTGAGTCGCGTGATTGAATGACGTAGAGTATCAATGCTGACGCCATGCTGCAGTGCTAGCGAAATGATTATCGACGCGTCGCGGATAACATCGGCCATTGGGCTTGATGGTCGTGCTGAGGCAACGAATATCTCATAGATGGTTCCTGCGTCGCTCTTAGAACTGCTAACGAAATAGGTGGGTGAACGCAATGAATTCGGCGGCCATTTGAACGTTAGAGTTTCAGACTGTCTCCTATTCGGAGGCGCCTTTCTGACGCTCAAGGAGCCATTGTTGCCATTCACGATATGATACTGTTCTTCCGTCATTTAAGTTCCTCACACCTTCTTGTATGATCTTGCTACAAAGCCTTCCAATCGACACGCCTTGTGAGGCTGCCGAAGATTTAAGTTGGTCGTACGCCTCCCCTGGAATGCAAACAGGCACTGTTAGCGGCGCCTTCCAATTAGGATTGTCATTCATTGCCATACCGCCGCGACGCAACGCATGGTGTATGGAGGCCGGCGTTCTATGCTTAAGAACAGTCGATGAAATACCCTTCGCACTCATCCCGCGGACCCATGAGTCTCGAAGTATTTTCAATTCTAGATCTGTCCAAGGTCTCCAATGGGCGGACCTCATAATCACATGCCTTTCGCCAATCGCATTTGCTCGATCAAAAAGGCCCGTAATTGTTCCTTAAATGGCGCAAGGTCTCTAAGCACGCGCGCGGCCTGCAGGGTTTTCTCGCGTGAAAAGTCTTTATCGTCTAGAATTAGACCGCTTTCAGAAATAAAACGCGCGATGATGTCTTGGCCTTCGGCCATCAGTTCAAGATGCGTGGCTAATTCGGCGAGGGACCATTTGCGTGTTGCCATCACATGGGCTCAAGGGAATGCTATGCGGCTATATTCGCGTACACGATAGCCGTGGTGGAGATACAAGTCTGCAAGGTGCATGGCGCAGCATATCTTAAACCTTGCCTTATCACGCTTATCATCGTCTACGTCGTATGCATTTAATTTGGTTAATAAGCCAAGCTCTCTTAACCTACGCAGATGCTGTCCAATTGTCTGCGGTGCTATGTTGTAGAATTTAGCAATTTGCACATAAGTTAATCCTTCCGAATACAACTCTGCCATCTCTTCAGATTGGTCATTAGTCATCATTGCAGAGACTCCAGATTTTGACGGTAGTTCGCGCAATTGGCGCATAGGTTTTCTGAGCTGCAAGAAGCGAAATTTGAGCATCGTCATAAAAGACGACGCCATTCATTGCGTCCTCCAAAATTTTGATTATGTTGGACGTATCGCTCCTTGTTTCCTTCCAATAGGTCGTTATCTTCTTCTTGGGCGACCAAGATTTCGGAAATAGAAATTCCGCATGAACAGACATTGCAAGCGGACCGCCGAGCGGTGAGAGATTATCAGTCGTCATTGCTAGCCATGCATAGTGTTTCACCGATTGCATGTAATCGGCTTGCTTTTCGGGGGTGTACCTCAGCTTGCCTCCCGGCTTACGTTTGCTAGGCGGAATATTTTCAGGCCTGGCAAACGGAACGGCCTCGCCCGGCACCACGAATTCAATTAGCGGCGGACGAGGACAGAGAAAATCAGTTACCATTCAGCAGCCGCTCCAACTCAGCAGCAAGCTTAGTCCTTTCGTCGGCCTTCATCCAAAGGTGTGCCGCTGAGCGCGCCAATCGACGAATAATCAAACGAAGGATCCAGTTTTTTAATCTGCCTAGCCAACGCGGCCAGGGCCTCTCGAAGATCGTCAATAGTGATGTCATTAGTCTGCTCCTGCCGATGCCACACATCAGCGGTTCGTTTCGACATTGCACTGACTGCGCTTCTAATTGCGTCCATCTCCAGGGACGAAACTTTGTTGCGCGAATAAGTCTCTCCATAGAAAAGTTCCTTGACTCTATTTCGGGAAAATATCCCAAAATGAGATAGGCGCATGTAGGCTAGATTAATCGCTTCCTTGCTTCTTACGTTCTTGTAGTTTCCTAACTGTCGAACCAAAAACGACGCCTCGGAAAGGGGTGTCCCAAAATCCTTTCCATCCAACGCAAAATTGGCCATCTCCAAAATCCCCTGTGTCAAGTTGCGGGCATGGAAAACGCAACTCAGCAACCCCCGGAAGACGACGACGGTGACCTATGGATTTCATTGTCTGAGGTAACCGTTTTGATTTTCAAGAAGGCTAGCGGCGAGCGCGAGTTACCGCATTCGCCGAAACCAAGGACTTATTGGAAACGTACCTTCGATAGCCGGCATCCCCGATCAGCCAGACAGTGGCGATGGCGACGCCGATAGGACAAAAGTCGTGGAAGCTATGAGCCCAGTTTAGAAAAGCTTCTGCCATGTGAACCCCCCTTAAAAGGATTGTGATAAAAGTACTACGGTTTTAACCCATGTCAAGAAATATTAAAGTTGGCCGCCAACATGACACGCCGTAAATTGCGTCATGGATGAAGAATCGGAATTAACTCGCAAGGCTGAGGAAATAGGAGAGCGCATACGCACGTTTATGCGCCATAAGGGTATGACTCAGGAGCAGCTAGGCGCAGCTCTAGGATTAACCGCCAATGCTGTGGCTCAAATTTTAAGCGGAAAGGGAACCGTCCAATGGGCCAAATTGTCCAACTTTGCGGACGTGCTCGGGGTTGAGCCTAACGATATTTTAGGCTTCCCTCCACGAGGCCGGGATTTGCTTATGGGTGCTGTGGAGGGCATGCTGCTCGCCCTAAATTATTCTCACGTTGAGGCGTCTGAAATCGCGTTAATTGTTCTAAGAGTGTTAGACACACCCTCAGGCGCTCATCTAGACACTGCGTCTCCCAAGCATACTGGGAAAGTAATTTCTGAATTTTTAATTCGGCAATACGTCGATGCAAAACGGCGGCAGACGTGACACGCACGTGCATGTTGCTTTTGCTCCAAAACGTCACCCCGATCCGGGTATGACGACATTACGCGCAGATGACACATGTGTGTCATTTTAAAAAGTGACAAATTTGTTAGGGTCACCTAGCTAAGCCAAAGATCGTTAACTGTCACCTTTAAAATTGTTGTTGCCAAATAATTTTTTTGGGGTATAACGTCTCCGTCACTCAGATGGAGAACGTACTGTGCGTACTGAAACAGAGCGACGCATCCTAGCAACAATCGAGGCACGTGCCCGCGCCGTGGCAATCGATAACGTCAAGCGACGTGCTCGGCATTACGCCCTCTACCCTTCCAGCCTTGAAAGCATAAAGCCCGGACTCTCGCTACTGCGTCCGCGCGGAATCGTCAACCAACTTCAGAGTATCACCGAGGTCGAATTGCCGATTGAGCGCTACTTCGGTTTCGGCGGAGAAATCCGCGCGGTCAATCGCAGGGGTGCGATGCTTTATGCGCGTTTTTCACGGCTCCTTGCTCACAAGGCGCGCAAGATAGCCAAGGTCGCGTGATGAACAAATTCCGTGTGCTTCGAAACGGAAAGTTCGTTCGAGAAATCGAAGCAGAAAATCTTGCGGAAGCTCAGAAAAAAGCCCCCCGCTTAATTGATGGACGTAGAGGTAAGGACGGCCATTGGATGGCATATGAGTGGCAAAAGCTCGAAGGCAGCAAGGGATGGATTTGGATAGGAAGTAGATGACGTTTCGGCCTGCCGCTACTAGCCCGGCGGCAGTACGAAGCACCATGCTTCAGAAAGTAGGGATACTATGAGTGCTATTACACAACTAACTTTAGCTGCTTTATTGGCTTCAACTATCACCGCATCTGCTTGTCAGATTGAGGTCGTAGACAATGCTGCCTTTGGCTGGGTCCGCTCGCGTCCAAACCTATATGCGAATCAGTTGTGGAAACTTGGCGCTGGCGTGAAGGTCGTCTACTGCGGCCGGTCAGCAATAGACGATCGCAACATCGAATGGCGGTGGATTGCCTTTGCTTATGCTCAAGAGCAATGGCCGCATAAGGGCTGGGTTTCGGCTCGCATTCTTTCGCCAGACGTTCCCGTAATCACACGGCGCGCGCCTCCGCAGGATCCTTCTTTTGAGGAAGGTGGCGAGTAGCACAAATGACGTTTCGGCCTGCCGCCGCGGTGCTGAGGCGGCAGTGCGAAGCGCCCGTGATGGAGTGAGGAAATGCGTGGATAGCGGGATTGGCGACGCCCACGACGCTTTTTACTAGCAACTCAGAAAAGAGGAAAAATGACCATTCGTATAATAGCATTTGTTTTAGTAGTCACGGCAATGTTTGCCTTCGGAATGACTGCGCACGCTCATGGATGGGGCGGCGGGGGCGGTGGCTGGCATGGCGGTGGTGGAGGCTGGCACGGCGGCGGAGGCTGGCATGGTGGTGGAGGCGGCTGGCATGGCGGCGGAGGCTGGCATGGTGGTGGAGGCGGCTGGCATGGCGGCCATGGTTGGCATGGCGGAGGCTGGCATGGTGGCGGAGCCTGGCACGGCAGCAGCTGCTGGTATTGGGACGAATATGAAGGAGAATGGCGGCGTCGCTGCTATTGACGTTTCGGCCTGTCGCCTCGAGCGGCAGAGCGAAGCGCCAGAAATGGAGCCGAGGCCCCGTCAATGCGCGGATGAAAGTCGGGAACGGCCCGCGCCGCTTCACTAACAAAGGAGTGTACATTGACTAAGGAAGATATGATCCAACAGCTACCATCGCATGGACGCTGGCGGAGCTACTTAAGGAACTGGACAAACGCCTATGGCGATACGAATGGCTGGGATGGACATATCATGTCTATCTGGCCGGACTTCTGGCGGCGCTGCCACAAGGCCAGCCCGAGGAAACTTTCAAAGGCGTGACGTTTCGGCCTGTCGCCTAGCCATTTGGCGGCAGTGCGAAGCGCCAGAAATGGAGCCGCCCGCAAGGGAGCCCGGTTTCGCCGCGCCGCGGATCGGTTAGCGGCGACGCTTCGTGAAGCGCCAGAAAATGGAGCAGGTGCTGCAGGTCGCTCCTGCACAATGCGCGGATGATCGCCCGCGACGCTTCACTATAAGCCATGATGGGTGGAAAATGAGCCACAACGATTTCAGCGAAACGGAAATCAAACGGATCGAATCCGCGCTCCTTGATGCTTTAGAGGAGATTGGCTTTAGCTCGGAAGATTTCATGCTTGATGAAATGCGGGTGCTGGCCATGGCTGCAATCCAAGCGGTTACGATGGAGTGCGGACGCTGCGATCCCGGGTTGTATAGCAATGACTGATGCTGAACGGGTTATGATACTGCTCACGGCAATCCGTTGCATTCTATCGTTGGATGATCAGAAGGACGTGCTTCGTTTGAAACTTATCAAGTCCGTACTTTTCGAGGCGGTGCAACAGTGCGCGCGCGGCCATTTTGGGAACGACTGGAATGCTGGCAACCCTATTTGCACTTTAATACGCGCAATCGAAGAAGAGGTTGCTATGAGGGAGGTGGTTTAATGAAATTTAGATTCACATTTTTTACCATAACCGCCTGCCTAGGGATACTTGTCGGATACCTTTGGGGCTATCACGATGGCGACAAACACGCAGCCTGCTGGCACTCAGATCTCGAGTCGTTCCAAATGCAGGAAATACCGGCCCCTGGAACTGATCCATTCCCTAAAGGTCCTGACATAGAAAGGGGTGACCCATTGTGATCACTTCACAAGAGACTGGCGAAATCGCCGCCGCAATGGCGAAAGCCCAAGAGAAAATCGAGAACCCAACAAAACACAAGACAGCAAAAGTCAGGAGCGATAAGGGCAATTACGATTACATGTACACCGATCTTGCGGCCGGTCTAGAGTGTATTCGCCCCGTGCTATCAGCCCAATCAATCGCCGTGTTCCAGGTCCCAACGACTGACCGAAATGGCAATATAATTTTGTTAACGCGGCTTATTCATTCGTCAGGACAATGGGTTGAGGGCGAATATTTCGTCTGCAAGACCGGTGATCTGCTTACGAAAGAAGGTACCGTAGATCACCAGAAAAGAGGATCCGCCCTAACCTACGCAAGGCGCCATTCATTATTTGCAATTGTCGGCATTGCTGGCGCTGATGACGATGATGATGGGAAGAGCGCTAGCATTAGCAGCAATGGTGATCGGGTGCAACGCATTGAGAGCCAACTTGTATCTAATGATCAGGCAAAACTAATCCGTGATAAGATAGCTGCAGCCGGCGCAGACGTGGCGAAGTTTCTTGCGTTTTTCAAAGTGGATTCGGTTGTAAATCTTCGATCCAGCCAGTTCCGCGAGGCCATGACTTTGCTCAGCGCTAAGAAAATTTCGGCGAAGGAGGCGCCATGACTTTCAGGACTATAGGAGGATTCGTTTTACGCATTGTCGGCGCATACGTCCTAGCTGAAGCGGGATCGCTCATGAATACCGCAGCAATGTCTGCGAATGGCGGGAAAATGCCTTATTGGGCTGACTGGGCTATTCAGGTTCCGGAAAGTCCGACACATGTTCATGAAACTGTGAAAGAAATGAATTTGTGGCCTCTCTGCGATATCATATTCGGATCTGTGAGTATAGGGGACGTGTTTGTTTTTTTTGCTGCTTATCTCTTTGCTAAAGCAATCGTTGACCTTGCCAGATCAGCTTGGAAATGGAGTTTTTCGTGATGGAAATTTTCCATTGCGAGCAGGGCTCCGACGAATGGTTCGCGGTCCGCATGGGAATACCGACAGCATCGAACTTCGCAGCTGTTTTAGCGGGCGGCAAGGGCGGCGACGCAAGCAAAACGCGCCAGACATATCTTTACAAACTTGCAGGAGAAATTATCACAGGCAGGCAACCTTCGGAGGGCTTTTCGAATATTCACACCGAACGCGGGCACGCCATGGAGAACGACGCGCGACAGTTCTATGCATACATGAATGATGTTGAGCCCAAGCAGGTTGGATTTATCCGCAACGGCCGCAAGGGAGGCAGCCCGGACGCGCTGATAGGAGAGAACGGCTTACTAGAGATAAAGACTAAGCTTCCACATCTCATGATAGAAACACTTCTGAAAGGCGAATTTCCGCCCGCGCACAAAGCGCAGTGTCAGGGAAATATATGGATAACGAAGCGCGAATGGATCGACCTATTTGTTTACTGGCCAGCCATTCCGCCATTCATCATTCGTGCGGAACGCGACGAGAATTACATTTGCAAGCTGGAAAACGCGATCGATGAGTTCAACTGGGAGCTTGACGAGGTAGTAACTAAGGTTGTGGCTGTGGGTGAGTTTTCGTTATGATAGATCCTCAACTCGCCGGCATCGGCGTAATGATTTTTAGCCTTCTTGCTGGGCTGGCTCTTTGTATCTGGACTATTGGGAATGCTGGGAAATGAGCCGCGCACTCATAGTTATCAATAATTCAGGACATAACTCGTCGCGCTCACGAGCGATTGATTGGGTAGTTAAGGCGCCACTTGGAACACGTGTTGAATTCAAGGGTCCTAGGCGCACACTACCACAAAACGATCGCATGTGGGCGATGCTAACCGATATTGCCACGCAAAAAGAGCATTTCGGCAGACGCTATTCGCCAGATCAATGGAAGGCGATTTTCATGCACGCTATCGGCCGCGAGATTCAATTCATCCCAACTATGGCAGGCGATGAAATTATTTCATGGGGCCTTAACTCGTCGGATTTATCCAAGGAAGAGATGAGCGATTTAATCGCGTTCATGCAAGCTTGGGGTGATCAATTAGGAGTCATTTGGCATGACAAAACTGAGGTATGACATGGGCGCGTATTCTATTGGAGAGGTCTTCGAAAAGCTGCAGCAAGAGAATACATCGCTCAAAGCGCAGCGTGATGATCTTCTCGAGGTGGCGAAGGCTCTCTTCTATTGGATTCCGCTTTCAGATAGCGAAGGATACGCATTAGCTAAACGGCTAGAAGCCGCCATAGAGAAGGCCGAAGGTCGCGTATCATGATGCTTTTTTACTGTGCGCTCATTCGCTATCTTGGCCCAGTTATCATCGTCATGCTATACTGGTTCTCGGTGAGCAGTGACGCGTAAGGAGTTCCCGACAAAGGTTCGCGTTGCGGTCATCAAGCGAGCGACGAAGAATTTCGTAATCTATTGCGAAGGATGCGAACTGCCAACTAAGGACTTCCAGATTGATCACGTAATTCCGGACTCGCAGGGCGGACCTGCAACGTTAGAAAACGCGCAGTTGTTAGGACGGTGCTGCTATTCGGCTAAGAATTCTGGCGACACTAGGAAGGCAGCAAAGACAAAGCGAGTTGAAGCAAAGCACCTTGGCGCCGATCCACCAAAGCAGCAGATCAAATCAAGAGGATTTCGGAGGGCTGAAAGGAAAGAAAAGTTGCCAGTACCGCCAGTGCGGCAGATCTACCAATAGGAATTTGAAGAATCACCCAGGCGGTCCCTCCTTTCCGGCAGCCGGAGCGAGAACACGGGCTATTGTTCAAGGCAATACAAGACAGAGTTCGGTTGGACCGCTTGGGCCGGCAAGGCCGGGCATACTCATTACCGTGAAACTCTGTAAATTCTCGCAACTAGATTATGGAAGGAATTAAAAATGGCAGGCAGTCTCAACAAGGTACTTCTAATCGGCAACGTAGGCCGAGATCCAGAAGTTCACCACACCACCAATGGCAATATGATCGCTAGATTTTCTCTCGCAACGTCCGAGACATGGCGAGACAAGGCAACCGGCGAACGCAAGGAGCGAACTGAGTGGCACAATGTGGTGATCTTCAATGAAAACTTAGGCAAGGTCGTCGAAGCGTATGTGAGGAAGGGCTCTAAATTGTACCTAGAGGGCCAATTGCAGACGCGCAAATTCCAAGACCGCGATAGCGGCAGCGACCGGTACACCACAGAGGTTGTCTTGCAGCGGTATCAAGGAACGCTTGCCTTGCTCGATAGCAAAAATGAATCGTCTGGCTCGTCGCAGGCGCCAGATACGCGAAGCTCGGCCGATATCATTGGCGACGATTTGCCATTTTGAGGAGATAGCTATTGATGTTTATTTTCAATCTAGGGTGCGGAATTGGCGCTTATTGGATATGCGAAGAGACAGGCGTCTATGTGATGGCATGGGAGAATATCGACGACTGCATAGCGGTGCAGTTTGTACCGCCTATGGCTGAGGCTGAGGAGCACGCATGTCAGTTTTGAGCGCCCAATCAATCCGAAGTCTTTGCATGATCTATCCCGAGGGCTTTTCGGACCGGCCGCTGATATCGCCATTTGTCGAGCGCGGCACGGCCAACGGGCGATCATATGGCCTATCTGCATGCTCGTATGATGTCAGAATAGATCATTTCCTCGTGCTCCGGCCAGGGCATTGCGCGCTTGCCAGCACAATGGAGCGCTTTATTTTCCCGGACGATGTATGCGGCCATGTTCGTGATAAATCTAGCTTAGCACGTAATTTTGTCAGCGTATTGAATACGCATTTCGATCCCGGCTTCGAGGGCTTTGCGACCATCGAGATCATCAATCATGGTTCAAGAACGATGACATTTCAAAAAGGCGATCCGCTTTGCCAATTCGTGTTCAGCTCGCTCGACGAACCAACGTTGTTCCCATACCGCGGGAAATATTTCAACCAAGAGCGCGGTCCGCAAGAGGCGAGATATGAGGAGGCGAAATGACCAAGGAAGAACTCTTTGAGGCGATGGAGAATTGCATGATCGCACTTGGCCATAATGCGCCGTGGAGAGAGCGCGCGGCAGTTGCATTCTATGCCATCCGCGCAAAGGGGTGCGCCGTGGTGGATCGGCATGAACTCGAGATTTTAAAAAGCACTTACGGATTCAATCTGCCAGATCTTACGGAACCGCAGGAATGAAAGCACTGCGGCCCAAGGAAGTTGCAGAGCGTTGGAAATGCAGTGAGCGTCATGTTTACAAGTTAATCGCAAATGGGTCATTGGACGCTTTTAGAATTGGGGGTAGGCTCTGGCGCATCACAGAAGGTGCCGTCGAAGAGTTTGAAAAATGCCACCCAAGTTCAGGGCTGTCCTCTTTAGGGGACACTTTTATGCAGCCTGGCGAGACCGCGGCGAAACTCGTCGAGTCTCCCTCCGCACCCAAAGTCGTGAGACTGCCGAGCAGGCGTTACGCGGTTTTGCCGAGCAATACGAAATTTCCAACCGGCCGCAAATCATAACAGTGGAGTTTTGCTGGGATGGGTATCGCGAGACGCTTAAGGGCAGACCTGCGTTTCAGACTATGGGCTTTGAAGGGCGCTCTATTTTGCCTTTCTTTGGCACTATGGCCACGGACAGTATCAGGGATGACACTTGCCTGGCTTACGTATCTGAACGAAGGGCCAGAGGCCGTAAAGACGGAACTATATGGACGGAACTGGGACGATTAAGAAGCGCGCTAAAATGGGCGGAGAGAAAGAACCTGATAGCCAAGGCGCCTTTCATATCCCGCCCGGCTATGTCACCACCACGGGATTTGCGCTTAAGCCGGGAACAAGCTTTGGCTTTTCTATCTTCATCCATCACCCCGCACATACGACTGTTCACCGTCTTGTCAATGACAACGGGTGCCCGCGCTGGAGCCTTGCTTGGCTTGACATGGAACCAAGTGGACTTCGAAAGGCGTATCATCCATCTTGGGACGAGCGGCCAGAGTCCAAAAGCTAAAAGGCGCCCCGTAGTTCCGATTAACCAAACCCTAATGGCAGCCCTCCAGGAGGCCAAAAGAGGCGCGCTGACAGACTTTGTGGTGGAGTGGAGTGGTAGACCAGTCAAATCAGTCAAGAAGGGCCTGGCAGCCGCCGGAAAGCGTTGTGGTCTACCGTGGGTCACTGCTCATGTGTTCCGGCACTCCGCCGCCTCATGGATGGCTGAAGCCGGTATCAGTATGGATCGAATTGCCAGCTTCCTCGGGCATAGCGACAGTAGAATCACCGCCCGTGTATATGCTAAGTTTTCGCCGGATTATCTGAGGGACGCGGCCGAGGCGCTGGAGATTGAGACAATTCACGAGATAAAGGTGGCGAAATGATCGCCGATGGTTTTTGGTGGCGCATTGGATTGTTTGTATTGTCAGTGTTGCTCGCTGCACATTTTTGGGGACAATAAAATATGACTTGCGGAGTGCTCCGGTGTTCAAATGAACAGTACACAGGGACATACAAAGGACAAAACGGCACCAGATGCACAACAAAATGGACAGGAAGGCACCAAAAGCCCTTAGATTCCAATAGAACCACAATTTTGGTAAGGGAGAGGTCGCCGGTCCGATCCCGGCCCGCAGCATCATAAGAAACAAGAAAGTAGACAACTGATGAAATCACCTTGGGGTGTTCAAATGAACATTGATGTTGCTAGCGATATTCTCGCGCTAGAGCGGCGCATCGTCGCGCTTGAAAAATGGAAGGAATGTCGTTTCGATGAAATAGAGGAGCGCATCGCCGCGCTTGAGGATAGATTCGATAAAACGGCCATTGAATTTGCTAATCGCATCGCCGCGCTTGAGGATCATGTCGAAACGATTGATGCAAAATTGGAGTCCCTGATTCTAAAAACAACATCGACTGAGTGGGGACGGAAGATAGAAGAGCGCATCGACGCGCTTGAGATGAAGGTAGCTAATGAATGGGCCGCGGCCATTGTCATGAAAGATTTTGAAGGACGCATCGCCGAACTAGAGGGCAGGGAGGCGTAATCCAACAAAAATTTGCCCATCTCCAAACCTCTTCATTTTAAAAAGGTCTCCTAGGCGTAGCAACGCAGAGGAGACAATGAAGAAAATATTTATTTGTATAATCGTTGGGATCGCTCTCTTATGGCCATATCCTGTAATTGTCTATTACCCGATCGTGGGGATACCAATATTCATAATAATGGTGGCGTTAGCTATGAGTACCAAAGAGAGATGGTGAAAATGGATATATTCGATTATTGGAATATTGCGCTGCTTGTTTTCGTTTTTATTTGGGGATTTCTTTGTGGGATTCATGCCAGAGGGAAGACGAATTAAGATCTCACAATTTGCTCAAGGCGCGTTCAAGTCGCGGGTAAGTAATATTTGTTTCTGGGACTTCTCGAGGTTTCCTGATTTTTTTCGCCCGCTCAGCAATATCAAGCACGATTGCCGCAAGTGCGTTCATCTCGTTCTCTTCGGTAGCGGAATCGCCGTCATTCGTGCATGTGGCGATCGCGCATGCGACAGGAATGATTTTGCGCAGATCACGCTCGAACTTGTTCCGGAATGTATGAACCTTCACATTTGTCATGACCCAGCTCCTCGAGCCAAATCTCAATCGCGCCCTCAACCCGAGCGAATAGGATGTCCTTGCTAAATCCATCATTTAGAACGCGCATGTCAGCTCGCCAATCTTGAACTTCTGAAATATGCGCGTCATATGTCCCGGGAAATGCAGGCCGGCGTATTTCGATCACCGCACCATTGCGCTTGTGAATCGCCCACGCTTCGTTAATAAAGCGGCAATCATCGACGACAACAAGATCGTATTTGAGCGCTTCCCGGCGCCAGAGGCTTACCCAAAAATCAGGATGAATGGCACGCCCCCATTCCGTTCCGAGTGTCTGCATTGCAAAGCGAGGCGTAGTACCGGACAGGATAATCGCCGGCATCTCTTTGAGCGCGCCATCTATCTGCTCTTCGGAAAGCCCGATCGCACGCAGCATGTTCTTTATCGGATCAGCGAACCTTATAAGCTTATAACCGCGCTCGATGAAATATTGAGCCGCCGTGGATTTGCCGGCACCTATTTTGCCCTTGAGACCAATTACCTTGGGAAAATTCATTTCTAGCGCCCTGCAAGTGCGGCGTCGATCATGCCCCACCAAACAACCCTAGGACACGAATCTTCCCACCATTCCCCTCCAGCATCCCACCCGGCAAGTTCCATATTTTCTGTCGGCTCACGCATAGCCTTTACTGCAGCGACTGCTAAAGTTTCATAGGGGTAAGGGCCAGATGCCCAAACGGTAGTGTCGTCTATTTCCTCAATTGCTTTGGCCACACGCTTAACCATCTCGTTCATTTTTTCTCCAATTGCTGCGCCGTAACAGTGGTTCTGTATCTTTCCCCGTAATCTTTATGGAATGCGATCGCTGTCATACTCCGACCGCAAATAGGCCCCGCACCATATCCCTGGCGTTTATGCCAAGCGTCAGGAGGACAAAGCGTCTCAAATGCTTCAACGATAGCGCCGCCCTTGCGAAATTTATCTATGTGATGGGTGTGTCCGACGAGCGCATAACGATAGTCTGATTCCCCCCATTCCCTTGGAAAGTCTCTCGCCATTATCTCGGGAGCATTCTTCGGTCTGGCATTGTTGCCATGATATGAAACAATGAAGTTTTTCCCGAAAGTCCACTTCCAAAAGTGGCCCGGATCGCAATTGATTTGGACGCGCGGCTCATTGTGAAACCATGACCAAAGGCCCAAAGCAAGCCATGGGGTGCTAAACTCGTCGTGATTGCCTGGGAGGAATTCAACTTCAATCTCTTGATACTTTTGCAGTGCAAGCTCAATCATTGAGAGCGCGGAGATTAAGGCCGCATGGCATACCCTAGAACGCCGCGTATCAACATCAACTTGCGTCCCTGCCGTAGTCGTTCCACCGGCAGTATCAAAGTGGATGAAGTCGCCAAGGCCAAGAATGAATGCTTTTTGAGTAGCCGGCATGGAATTAACAAGATCACACATGGCATCATGGTGCATGCGTTCCGCTATCTTGGTATCCCAATTTGCAACCTTGGTTTCAAACGCGTCGGCATATCCTCCGAAATGAGCATCACCAATGATGAACCCGACGGCAAGGTCGTCAATAACGTGCTCTGGTGGCGGAGTAAGCTCTGCTCTTCCCTTGTACTCTTCAAAGGTCTGTTTTAGAGACTCAATTGCTAGACTAACGAGATCGGCATTTGGCGCATAGCGTGGCCATTGCCTTTCAACTCGACCGTCGGGACCGGTTTGAACCGTCACCTTTTGCAGAGCGAAACCCGGCGGCGGAGCGAACTCAGATTCGGCTTCAGGCATTAAGCATCACTTTAATGGTGAGACCAAGTGAGGTATATGATAATAACGAACACCGCGATGATGAACGTAGTGATGATGGGTGTGATGTGGCGAATAAGAAAATAGAAGCCATCCGGCATGCAATGGAGTTACCGCAAAGAATATAATTATCAATAGGGTTATGAGAGCAAAGTGCATCATAATTTAACGTCGGTTAGCCCCCCCCGTTCGCGCTTTAGCATCTCTTTCAATTCCTCTATTTCAGCTGACGCCCTGTTTAGCCTCTCGACCGCCTGGGATAATTGATTGTTGACCAGCACATGAATGGTGTCCAGCTTCTCATTGGTATTGTGGCTAGTTTCAACGAGCGTTGTTTTGACCTCCGCAACCTTCTGAGCTGCCAAAACCGCAAGGCTTGCTGCTTTTATCGCATTCTTGTTCGCAATATAGCCAGCCCATATGCTGGAAAGTGTCGGCGCCATTGCGGCGCCCGCAATCGTGGCCAAGGCCAAATATGGCTGTAGTTCGATTGTCATGTTATGCTCCAGAAATACATCAATCGCATCCCAGAAATCCACCGTTCTAGCTCTGAAAATTTCCGTCTGGTCCGATCCTGGAATTTGTAGATGGAACCCATCCGCCGGCCCCATCCGGGACAACATGTTGCGGAGCGGTTAAGCTATTGATCTGAATAAACGAATCCAGCACCTTCTTGGCGATCAGGGCGGCGGGAAAGGTTGCGCCCGCAATCTGAAGTATTTCGTCCAGGGTCCCGATTTCCTCTTTGTACTTCCCGTGCGCGAGGTCGAGTAGAAATGTGCTCGCAATTTCAGAAGGGGATGTGCTCATTTAGATATCCAATAGCCATAGGCAATTATGGCGAAGAGGATAACGGCCGCCATAAGCGGCCAAGATCCATCACCGCTCACTTGATAATCGTCTTTCCATCCGGGACGACTACAACCGTCTTCTTTGTTTCCGGCATAAGAGTAGCAAGCATGCCGGCTACTGCGACCATAACTGTCGAGATGCCCTGAACCAATGTCGGATCATTCGGAATTATTTTCATAGCAACCGCAACAGATGCGATACCCGCATATGTACTAGGCTCTCTCATGCGCTCGAGGATATAAGTAATTACTGGATTATCCATAATTCTACCTTTTGTTTGTGGTTAATGCTGCACGGGAGCTTGTATTTTCCCGAGCAGATCGGCAATTTCAGCTACCATAGCTTGAACAGTTGGCTGCAGTTGCGCGATTTTGGCATCAATGTCCGCCCGTTGCGCGATAAGCGCCTTGAGCTGATCGATCGACGATGTTAAATGAGCTGGAGTTGGGGTTGCCTGAGTATTAGGCGCCGCAATTGGTTCCGCCGGATCATCCCAAGCTTCATGGATTGGGGCGGCGGGTGCAATAACCGGCGGCTTCCTATTCATGACAAGGCTTGCAATCAGCATTACTATGCCGGTTCCAACCGTCATTAAAATATGGCTGGGCTGGACATCCTTGAGAAGATATTGGAGTAGTGGAGCTAGCGCAACGAGAGCCCCGCCAACTGATGCTGCTGCTATGTTTGGAGCAGCCGGCGAGGGGGCAGGAACAACCTTTGGTAGGGCATCCATATGGTCAAGCAGCGCATGCGCATAGGTTATTCGACGGTCGAGTGCCGCCGCTGCTAAATTTGGCCGCTCATATTGCACCATAACATTTGCAGTAAGTGTCTCTAGAGACTTCTTCCCAGCGACTAAATCAGTCCACAAACGAGGATAATCACGTTGGCATTCGGTTTTGAAAAATTGAGCTTGGACTTGCAGCGTATTCCAATTCGGGAGACGTTCAAGCTCCGTCAGCCGGCTCAGTCTCCATTGCATGACACCGTCGGACCCATGATCTTTAGCCCCAAGAGTCAGGGGGCGCAGCAAGTTCTCTTGCCACCCGTTGCCGCCTACCGCGCAAGCGCTTGGGAGCGGAAGCGGTCCAGGACCAGCCATAAGTGCTTGGATGAAGACGCGTCCACGAGCAAGAATATCTGACTGAGTGTCGGGCATATTTCCTCAAATATTGAATAAATCCCGCACCGCCAAAGCGTGACGATGCGGGATTTAATTATTAGTTATGGATGGTAGGTGAGAACCAGCACGCCTTGGGCACCAACTGACCCTCCAGCGCCATTAGCAGATGCGGCCGCTCCGCCATAAAGACCACCGGCACCGGCAATATGAGTTCCGCCGCCGCCGTTTCCACCGCCTCCGCCGCCGGAGCCGGCACTGACGGAGGGCCACTCATTGCCGTTGCCGCCATTACCGCCAGCTGAGGATGTTGTACCATTGCCGAAGCCACCACCACCGCCTCCGCCAGCAGTTCCGATTGCTCCGGGGGCAGCTGTGGAAGTTGCGCCTGTGCCGCCGCCACTCCCGCCTGAGTTGTTGCCACCGGCTCCGCCATTGCCACCGGTGCTCGCGGTTGCGCCTATCGTGCCGCCGCCACCTCCTCCGCCGCCACCGCCGCCATAGCCTGGCGTAAGATTATCACCGTTTGCCCCGCCAACACCATTTGGGCCTCCAGCGCCTGCGCCTCCTGTGGTTCCTTGACCAGAAGAGACGATATGCGAGGTAGACCCACCGGCGTTACATGTACCGGTGCCGCCAGTGCCGCCTGTGCCACCCGAGGGGTTGGTGCCGCCACCACCTCCATGAGCAATGAGCGAAGAGGTATTCCATGTGGTGTTGGTTCCGGAACCAACGCTACCCGCCCCAATGGTATAGGAAACGGTTGTAACGCCGGGAGTGGCAACAGTGAAGTTACTGATCTTGCAGTATTCGCCGCCGCCTCCGCCGTAGCCAGTAGTTCCGTTTCCACCGCCGGCCCCAATTCCTTCGATTGTGTTATTGGAGTTGTTCCAATCCGGCGGAGAAGTCCATGTGGTGCCAGAAAGGAGGGCCTGCTGGCAGAATCCGCCTGCAATTGAAGTCCATCCAGCCTGACAGCTTGGCGGAGCAATAGCGGCAGCTGCTATGGATGGCGTCGGATCTCCAACCCAAGTACATGAAAGCGGTGGTCCGGCTGTGCAGCTAAGTTGCGGCACAATGACCTGTACTGAAGCAGGAGCTGAAGTGTCACATGTGACTGTGTAAGTTGTAGTTACCAATGGCGTGACTTGCACGCTTCCAGAGGTCGCTCCACCAGTTGAGAAGTTTGTCCCTGTGCAAGCAGACGCATTGACCGAAGACCACGAAATTGTGGCTGCATTGCTTGGAACCGCCGTCACATTCGACATTATCGATGCTGACGAACTGGCATTCACAGTAACCGTAGCGGTTGCTGGCGTAGTCGCCCCACCAGCATCGCACGCGACCGAGTAAGTCGTTGTGCTAGTTGGGCTGACCACAAGAGTTCCCGACGCGGCATTGCCGGTCGAAAAGCCAGTTCCTACGCAGCGTGTACCATTTGAGGACCATGCCAGTGTGCTGTTATCTCCCGAAAGCACCGCCGGCGAACCAATGTTTGCAGGATCAAAGGTGGTCGTTGGTCCCCACGCCGTGAACCCAGATGGAGGGGTTACAATATTAAATGTGGGGCCGGTATTTAAAGAGAGCGATTCACCATTTACCGCGCCAACGTCTGCCGTAATAAAATACGGCCCAGCATTTAAACCGGCAATTGAATACCCTCCAGTGTTCGTCGCTGGATTCTGATTAGCTATAACATCGTTGTTCCATCCACCGCCTTGAGTGATATTTTTCACCCAAAGTTTATTATTCGTGAAATCAACCGCGAAACCGATAACATCGTTGGCAACTCCTGTTACGAAGTTCGTATTGGTGTGCGCATTGTTTATAAAGATATTGCCATTATTCCACTCCCAACCAATTCCGTTTAAATCAACGCCAACAAAATTTGTCAGGCTTTCCGACGAATTGGCAATTCCTACCATCGTGTTTGCTGAACTAATTCCGGTTCCGAGCTTAACCTCGAAATAGGCTTGTGCCGGAGCAGCTCCTGAAGAAGTCGTCGAACGAGATGCTCCAATCGATGCGCCGGTAGAATTAGTAAGAACCGAATTCATCGATATCGTGGGCGGCGTAGCGGAGAGACTCGCCGTAACTGGGTTTACAGTAATCGTAGTGCTTGCTGGAGTCGTCGCGCCTCCATTATCGCACGCCACGCCATATGTGGTTGTAGTCGTGGGAGTAACCAAAAGCGATCCCGACGGAGCATTCCCAGTCGAGAAATTTGTCCCTACGCACCTAGTTCCATTGGTGCCCCATGTGAGCGTGGTGTTTTGCCCATTGAGAATTGTATTAGAACTAGCGGTCAAGGTGGCTGTTACTGCCGATACGTTGACAGTGACACTCGAATTAACCGGAGTTCCTCCGCTATCGCATGCAATGCTATATGTGGTATTAACAGTAGGATGGACTACAAGAGTTCCATTGGTGGCATTGCCAGTCGAGAAATTAGTCCCTACACATTTTACCGTAGCGTTTGATTGCCATGTAAGCGTATCGGCACCACCGCTGATGACAGTTGGGGAAGACGCGGTCAAGGTTGCGTTCAATGCGGAATTTACCGTGACCGTTTGACTTGCTGTGGCCGCTACCCCACCAGCATCGCAGGAGATACTATAAGTGGTTGTAGCGGTTGGATTAACCACCAATGAACCTGAAGTCGCGTTATTGGTATTAGTAAATCCGGTGCTAATACAGCGGGTAGAATTCATAGAATTCCACATTAGTGTGCTGGGTTGACCAACATTGACGGCTGTGGGAGTTGCCGACAGCATGGCCGTCGGCATATTAAGAACTTCTACACCGTCTATCTTTGCATTGGCATCTGTATGACCTGCAACGGCAGTTAAGGTAATAGTAATCTTTCCAAACGAGTCAGCGACTTGGCTGAAGCATTCAACAACTGCTTTGTTTTTAGCTCCGGCCGTTGCAAAAATATCAAAGTTTGAAAGAACCGTTGTACCATTCAATGCGATATTGAAGACGCGCGCACCGATAGCAAAATCAGGAGCATAATCTTCCGTAAAATGGAGTCTCACCGAATAAGCCTTGCCAGGCGTCAATCCATCTACCGTATACGTGAGGGGATTATCCCAACGTTCCGTGCGATAAACGGCTGTGGGAGCCGGATTCACCACCAAGCTTGTATCAACAGTACCAGTTGGATTATTATTTGCTACGTTGCCATGGACCACCGTAAAGTGAGTATCAGCAATAAATGATGCTTGCGGTGGAGCACCGGTTACCGCCGGGCCACCGGAATTTATGCTTGCCGGACCCAAACCAGGGCAGGGCGGCAACGGAGATATTCCGCACCCTGAAGTCGCAACATTGAACGCGCCCACGTTAGGAGGGCTCGGAGGAGACAGGCCATCCGGAGTCATGAACGCAAAGTGAGAGGTTATCAGAGTCGCGCCGGAACCTAGAGCTGGCGATCCACTCTGCGGATGCATATCTCTCGGACTGCCGTTGAGATTTGCAACGTTCGGGTTAACCCCCAAAAGAGGATTCGCGGCCGCTACGGCAAGACCGCCCTGAAAGCTAGCTCCGCCGCTGACCGTGTCAAAAGACTCATTATTCGTGATCCCAGTAGCGTTGGCGCCGACGACATTGTAAGCGGCTTGAGAACCCGTCCCTAGCCGGATTGCCAAATTGTTTTGCAGTGTGCTTAACGTGCCGTTTTGATTCCAGCCGGGGATGCCGAGTGATACGATGCCGGCCGATTCAAATTCCTTACAGCCGCGATTCGTTACCACTGTGGGATCTAAACAGTTATTTACAAGCGTGTTGTTTTCGAATACCACATTACCGGAGGTGTATTGTAGAATACCCTTTCCACCTGTGTTATAGACATAATTAAAGGCTACAAGTCCCTTCCCAGTGTATTGTACATGGGGGGCATTTTGGCTATCGTTCCAATCGTCAAGGATAATCCCCTCCCCATCGGTATGGGGATTGGTGCCGTTATTGATGCTGGCAGTCTCGCCGCCGTCGTGGATCACATTGCCTAAGATCTGTACGACATATGTATCACTCTCCCACGTTCCTGTTCCCGTAGTAGCTTTTTCTTCATAAAAATTAACACCTGATGTGTGGTTGCCATTTACCCCGGAAAAGTCATATACCTCGTTTGCAATAAGATAATCATGATCATTCGATCCAGACGTCCCAAGAACACCAGCGCCGCACCCGTGAAGAATGCTGTTCATAACGATATGATGGCTGCTGTTATTTGCAAACATCTGGTTACAGGAATATGTGTTTGTATTAGTTTCTTTGTAACCGGTGTACCCCTGGATGTTGTGACCGTCTATTTCAAATCCATCTAATGCAATATACGTGGCATTAAGATTGATCGGGTTATTGGCGGTTGAACCGATGTAACAACCATGGTTTACCGAGCATACATAGGTGATGAAACCGTTTGCTTGGTTGGCAGTTCCACCGCGGCTAAACGTTGCTGTGGTGGTTTTATTATAGGCGGTCCAACCGCTTGAGCCGAGGGTCGTCTCTGTTGGCGTAGTTCCCAAAACATTGACGCAATCACCACCGGTTAGTGTAGTTCCTGTAGCCCCGATGCTTGTGGCTGCATCTGCGCCCCATGGTGTAGCGCAATTAGAGGCGCCATATGGATTTGTCCCGGCAGAAGCGCCGCAAGTAGCCGTGTCAGCGCCGGCCGGCGAAACATAGAAATTGCGGGTGCACGTGAGCGGAGAGGTATAGTGCGCTGGCGCAGCCGTGGTTGCAAAGGCCTGCCCGGAAAAAAGAAAAGCACCAAACGCGGCACCAAGTAAAGCCTTGAAATTCATAACAAATTCCCTTATAAAATCAAGCCGCAACAGCGGCGTCTGTAGATTGAACACGCCAAAGTGCGTTCGAAAAATACACAGGAACACCGGTTCCCAATCCAGCACCCTCACCGACCTTTCGCCCGTTAGTGGCGTAGGCTCTCATGCCTTCACTTCCCGCTGGAAGCGTGGCAACTGTGAATGTATTGAGGCCTTGAGAATCGAGAATGTCCTGAGTTACACCACGCAAGACACCGGGGGTAATAGCTCCCACCGTATTGTCTGCAAGCGACGTTCCTATTTCTGTCGTAAGAGCTGCATATGTTTTAAGCGTCATCTAATCGTTTCCTATTAACCAAATTCAATCACAACAATCAATCCGTCGCCGCCTGGTTGTCCCGGAATGCTAGGTGCGTGCGCCGAACCGCCGCCGCTTCCATTAGATCCTATTGTTGGATTTCCACCAGGAACATTACTACCAGCTGCGCCGCCGCCCGCCCAGAATGATGAGCCTCCGCCTCCTCCTTGATTGCCACCGGTTGGATATTCACCGGCGCCACCCTGCAACCACAAATTTCCAGCAAGGCCCGTTCCGGGAAGAGTGTCGGCGAAGCCGGAAGGCCCCCATCCTCCAGGACCGCCGGAAGCCTGGCAGTAAATTCCAAATATGGTAGCACCGCCGCGATATCCGCTTAGTGTCGGTACTGTCTGCTGGGCGCCACCGTGTCCTATTGTAAAGGCAACAGAAGCCACTCCGACCATAGACATGAATGTAAATGCTGTGCCTCCGCCCCAACCGCCAGCAGCATTATTTACTGGGCCAGCGCATCCCGCAGATCCGCCGCCACCCGTCGCCAACACGATAGCTGAACGCGTGCCAGTGGTTGGAACATATGTTCCTGAATATCCAACTGTGAACGGTGTGAGGAACTGAACATTAAGGAGGGAAAGAGTTAAACCATTTCGGATATTGGCAAGGAGTTGCGCCCATGTCTCAACGCGGTGATGAGTATCAGCTGCGCTGTAAAAACCAAACAGATCTGTATTGGCGATGATCGGCTGATCAACCAAACCTGGCAAATACCAATTGACGACGGCACCTCCAGTTACGTTGATGCCTTCTCCAGAACTTGCCGATAGAGACCCGACTGCCGTAGCAATCTTTGAGTTCATCAGTCGATAAGAGGTGCCATCCCAATTCAGGTGCATCATAAAATTGCCAGGAACGTCGCCGCTGGCAATTGCTGCTCCTGATGCATGAATTACGGAATAAGGACCTAAAAGACCGGCCGAACCTACGATCGTAATGACCATAGCGCCGGTATTGGTAAAGTTTATCCTTCTGACGAACAAATTAGCAGGCTGCGTAGAAGGAACGGGGATAGGCGAAACGACTATCCCGTTACCTGCTCCAGCATCGATGCACTGCCAATATGTACCTTGCTGAACCCAGTAGGGAAGCTGCGGCAATTTTACGAGAATGAATGGCGCCGCCGCATATTGCGATATCTGTGCACTCGTCAGCTGTGTCGCACCATTGGCGACGGTAACAACCCACATCCCGACATAGCCAACATCGGGAGCTGGTGTAACTTGGGTTCCTGCGGTTGCCGCGACACCAGCTTTTGCGACTAGGCTTATGAGACCTTGCCTCAAAGTAGGCTGGGATACGCCGGAGCCAGCGGGGCCACTAAATGGAATAAGCGGATTTGCAGAATTGAAATAAGGCAGCACCTGAGTGCCGGTATCTTGTTCTGAGAACGCCGCTTCGATCAAATAATTGATCGCCTGTCCTGATGTCCCGGGCGGGATTAGCGTGAGATTGACAGCATCAAGGCTAATGCCTTGTTTGATTATCTGATGAACAGTATCAAGTGGAAGTGAACTCCAGGAGGTGCTATCTACCGGCTCAAGCTGATATATTGAACCAGGATTGATCGTCACCGCGAGGGATGCTGGAATTGTTGGAATACAGCTTAGGCCATCTACTACGGTGCTTGTTCCGAGGATACCCTGCGCGAGATAGCCCTGCGCTATCATCTTCGCTTTCTCGGCCCCCAACCAAGTGGTAGCTGTAGGTTGCTCGGTCGGGTAGACAGTAGTCCTATCCATTAAAAAACCTCAATAAAAAACCCGGCGCGATAGCCGGGCTTGTTGATTAATTTTAGAAAATTGATTAGAATTCGATCGCTGTAATCTTCACATTGACAACTTGGGCAGTGAAGGAAGCTGAATTAGATTCAAGAGCAATATCTAACCAAATAGCGACACCCACACTTAAGCCAGTAACTATGGCATGAGTCGCAAATGAATTGACAAAATTCTGGCCATCATATGTGCATTGCTCTGTAGTACTTATTTGCGTTCCAGTTACAGCAGCTCCATTAACTGGCGCCGTTCCAGTTCCGCGCCTAAGCATGAGAAAGGCACCCTGTCCCTGACAAGCGGCAGTTGGAGAAAAAACTCCACCTGTAGCGACTACTAAAATTCTACCGGTAACCGATGGGGTTATGGATGCGGTGCTGCCAATTCCCATCATTACGAAGGCCGACGCGCTAGTCGTTCCAGCTGGGCTCGTATTTCCGGAATCAACGAAGGCCGCCGCCACCGAGGCTCCTGCCGTGACATTGCCTGACGCATCAGTTAGCAGTGTGCCGGCCCCGTAGTGGCTTAATTGCAGCGTACCTCCTATAACGGATTTGGTTTCCGCGGTGGCTGGGAAATTCCCGAGGAACTGCTTGGTTGTGCCGGAACCGCCATCAATCATACTAGCAGTAACATTGTCGTTAAGATCGTTACCGATAATTGCGTAATTGTTTGAGGTTCCAGCAGCTATCTCGATTCCATATTTTTGGGTCGCGGCCGAAGTTGGCGACTTACCAATCCTGCACGTCCGAATATCGAAGCTGTTTACGTTGGCCGCAACCTTAATTCCCGAGAGTGTGCCAGATGCCGATGTTGAGTTTCCGCCGATATAACAACCATCAAAAAGAGAATAGGTGCTGGCAGTGGCTTGCAAATTTATACCGGAAAGCGCATTGTCGAGAATCTGACATCCGTGGAGTTGCGCACTCGTAATCGTACCGGTAGTACCGAAATTCACACCGTTGCCACTGTTCAGTGATGAGCGCAAGGCGCTAAACCTAACTCCTTGAACAGTTCCGCCGGCTGCGGGGTTGAGATAGATGCCGTCATTCGTACAACTTGCCACAGCGGTGTTATTCACCGTAAGTCTTTGAACGGTAGTAGTTGCCGGATTTACAATGATGCCATATCCTGTCGAAAGAAAATGGCTGTTGTCCACCCAGCATGAATCTGTAGCTAGAAGCTGAAGCCCATAGAGAGGTTGGGTCGAGGTCGAGTAAACGAGCACCTTATCAAGGAAATGATTATTGCCGCCGTTTATGACTATGCCAGTGCCCGTCGTCACTTCCGGATTTTTGACTGTGACGCTATCCAAAACAACATTGGTTGATGCAAGCATATTCACGCCGATAAATGTGCCCTCTATCTCAACTCGAGAAAGAGCAACAATCGACACGTCATTGAGTTTGATTGCGGCCCCGGCCGTGTTGACTACCGACGACCAAATGGAGAGATCGGAAACAGAGAGATAGCTGAATAGAGTTGAGCCATTACCGAAGCTTATCGTATCTAATGTCGTCGAGCTTTGTTGTATAACACTTACGCCAATTCCGGCGCCCATAAGACGGACGCTACTTTGGACGATTGGAATTGTGCCACTGACGAGATATATACCAGGCGGGAAATAGATAATTCCTCCAGTTGCAGGAAGGGCTGATATTGCACTATTAATCGCTCCAGTATCATCAGCAATACCGTTTCCAACCGCTCCATAACCTACTACATCAATCCACGGCTTGGGTCCCTTGACGGAAAAATTACCGGGGAGAATAGGTGGGACTTGCGTAGAAGTTAGATGAGCAGCACCGTCAAGTGTCGCGATTCCGTTCGGCGCCCCCAGGGTTGTTAGATTAGGAATACCCAGGAGGCTCAACCAGTGTGCATTATCAATCTGAGCAAGTACGGTTGCACTATAAGCCGAGACAGCTGACGCAGGAAAAGATTGCGCAAAGGCGGAGTTAAGATCAGCCGACTTTAAAAGCTGTCCCTGTTGCCAGATCATTTGTTATCCCAAAAGACTTAAATCGAGAAAGAAATCAAAATCGAGTGTCCCGGCCTTAATAGGCGGGGGCGCAATATATACCCAGCACGTCACACCGGCTGCGCGTGTGGCCTCGATCGTGTCGTAAATATCTTGATTGGTGACTGTTCCCTGAATTTGCGATAAATCCGCAAGAGCAAACGCGCCACCGGTTCCAAATAATCCGTATAGGTACCCAAACCCGTTCGAGAATCCTTTGCTAAATGCTACCCCTAACATCGCAGAAGTAACACCTTGCGGTACGCCCCAACCGCCAGAATAAGAATCAAAACCAGCAAGGCTCGGAATGCCGGCACCAATTGGCTCGACTGCCGTGATAAACATGGTGTACGGTAAATCGGCACCCCATGCGCCACCGGCGTCAAATGCAAATAGAACGCCCCATCCTCCGCTATCTTGCGGATTCATTGGCTCGAAAATGGTTACTTCGGTTTGCGTTAGGTCCTCGACAGCCTGCTCAACGCCATGGCGGGTGACCTTCTCGCGGAAAATTTCCTTCTGAATGGTCGCGATTAACGAGGAATCTGTCTGACTTGGCTTGCGCTTAATGCGAAGACCAAAGAAATCATAGGCTGAAAGATCGAGGAAGAAGTCCGACGACGTCGTTAGGCGAGTTTGATTCTTGACGTATTGAAATAGGGAATAGATCCATGCAAGTCCGTCACCGAGTCCGCCTTTGATTGCGGTTATAAATGATGCGTCTAGAACGTTGAATGAACCGTCGTTCCACCACCCGGTAGGGAGCAACCGCGTTAAGCGGCTGACCATATCGTTTGAATTGCCAGTTGCAATCGGCGGCGCAGGTGGCGCAACCAATGGCCCGGGCACAAGAGCTGAGGCCGGAAATGGCGGCCAGACTTCCGTGGACCAAACAAGAGCCTGATATGGGCGCCGCCGGTTTTCCCAAAATGAATCCGGTGCAGCCATTTATTTCACACGACCGTTAGTGTGCCAATCTTGACCACATTGCGAAGAGTTCCGACGAGATCGATAGTGTTGCCGTTAATCGAAAGTGGCGATATGTTCAGCACACCAGGTGTTGCGTCGAAGATCACTTGCGCAAGGCGATTGTAATAAAGCGGCTGCCCGAGTGGCAATGTGTTAACGTAATCCAACACTGCCGTACTGACGACGCTAACGACAAAACCATGATCATATCCGGCTACGGATGTAAGAATAATACCGATATTCGCGTATATAATTACGGGCGGGAAAACGCCCCACATTACGCCACCAGCGCGAGTTGCTCCAACAGCAAGAGCCGCATTGGTTATAAAAGTTGCATTTGGTGCGCCGGTCCCGTCGTCGACAGTGACAGTCAGGAACCCTGGATTGGCGGTAAGATCAGCGTTAACGTTTTCAAGCACAGTCACTTGCGCGCCAAGCTGCGTAGTTGTGACGGAAAACTCAATCGCTGCAACCGTTCCCTTGCTCAGAGCGGCGATAAATCCAATGAACCTGCTGCGGTATGCGGCGTCAGTTTCAGATGCGAATCCGTTAGTGAAAGCTATGGCATTAACAACTGTGTCAATGCCAACAAGTGGCGTCGTGATCTGGCTTAGCGCCCCAGCAACAACGTTTCCAGCCGTGCCAACTGTAGTGCATTGCACGGGAACAGTAATGCTTGCGATGTTCGCAGGCATGTTGTAACCGGCTATGGGAGTTCCTACGTAATTGGGATTGCCCAGATCGACCGTGACTGTGAATGTTGCGGTGCCATCAATGCTTTGAATCGTCGCGCCGATCGGAATAAATGGCGCGTTCGTTCCGGCAGTATTTCGCGAAAACGTAACCGTTCCAGTAGCTGACTGTGCACCAAGACGCAAAAAATTCCAATCGGCCATCCAGCTGTCTAGATCGGAACCCTGCGACGTCGATGCACGCGTTAGTTGAGCTATCTGGAGAGCTAGCGCCTGAAGCCAAAGCAAAATTCCGCTGAAGCCTTCAGCCAATGCCCTAAGGCTTGAACCTATCGAAAAATCAAGAATAGTGTTCGCGCGGCCTTGTATCCCCGTCGCGATGTTCGTCACGATCGTGGTAAAGGATTTTGTCGGTAGAATCGCCATCAAATCTTGACTTCTTTGATATGAGCAGATAATTTAAAATAGTTGGGTTAAATGGCGTGACCGATAGACTTGGTTTGCTCTCTAGAAATAGATCATGAGCAATAAGGGGCGGTAATCGGCGCTCGATCCAGAGCGACAAAGTGGAACGGATCTGATACCACGGCGGAGGCTTGGGCGGTTCAAATCCCCCAACATTTAACCCAACACCATCAGACCGCGATCGTAAGAGAGAGCTGCTGGCTACTTCCAGCCGAAGTGTAACCAATACTGATGATAAACAGGCCGCCAGGCTGCTGAACCACGCTAATCGTCGGCGCGGGATTGGGTGCTACCGAAGACTCCAAGGCAATTTGCGAACGCACAATGCTTTCTAGAAATTGCGTTGTCATCGGCCGACCTATCTTTTGCGGTAGGCCGGCGCCGTAATCTTGGTGGAATACATATCCACCGACGACCGTGAACAAACGGCGCAAAATTCGCTGGCGTGCATAGATGTCGCCATCTACAAGCGCAAGATCGTGACTGGGGGACAGTTTATAGTCGGTATCCCATTCAAGTGAAGGTTCTGGCATTTAGCAGTACCTCCAGGACGCACCATTATAAGCCACCGGACAATTTACTGCCGTTGCGCCTCCGCCGGTTGGAATAGCATTGAACGCTGCTGCCGCATTAGAAACTGTGTCGCTACAATAAACCATCATCCCTCTTTGTGGGGATGCAATGCCTGCTAATCCTGCAATAGTGTAGACGGGAAGTTGTATCCATGACGTTGCGACTGCAGTATCAGTTGTAAACCCTTGGGTAACCGTAAGACCCTGAGTTGCTTGCGCAAGTCCGCCCGCACCATCTGATGCCACCTCAAAAGCGCCAGTGCTTAAACCACCCAAAACGCTTGCGAGTCCCGAGACGCCAAGCGTGCCGGTGACATTGGTATTCCCATTATGAAGAATGCTTGATGCTGCATCGGTGATCGATGTTCCGGCCGTACGCGTATGGGTTGTGCCCGCAGTATCACTAATTGAAGTGGCTGCGGTGCGAGAATGTGCAGCTGACGTGTTTGTGATAATCCCGTTGACGAGATCAAGAACGATAGAATGAGAAGAACCTCCGCCAGATGCCTTGTGCGTTAATGTCTTTGCCAATAGATCAAGGATCATCGTGTGCGTGTTGGTTCCGTCAGTAGAGGAGTGTATTACGCTATTTTTGGTTGACCTTAATCCACTCGAAAATCCGGTGCTAAACGCGCTACTGTCTGACTTCGGATCCATCGTTATGGAATGGGAGATTTGAGCCCCATCTGACGCCGTGTGCGTCATCTTCCCGCCCTTGCCATTCGCCTTCGTTGCAGCGGCGGCATAATTTCCCGCTGTCGCACTATGGCTCATGTTAGGCTGAGTATTATCAGTCTGCCCGTCGGCCTGCTTTTGTGTTGTCGCGGTTGATAGAGAACCGTCCATATTCATCTTGAGGGAAGAATTGAACTTCGTAATGTGAACATGCTCGCCTGATTGGGCTTGCGGAGGCATGTCAACGTCAGAATGAAGACGCGCGGCAATCTTGCCGCTTTCGAAATCTCCCTCTTGATATCGAACTATAACCTGATCGCCAGTCGTCTTGCCGTCGCCTGGCACGAGTCCGGTAACCGTCCCATAGTTTGGGCCCGCCAAATGAGTTTCAATCGGAATTTGCCCGGATTCTAATTGCTCGGGCTGAAACATTACCTTGGCAGTGTAAGTTTTAGGATCGTAACTAGTTACTAGCCCGATGCGCTCATGTCTCCGGCCGGCCGCCCAGTTCTCAATGCACCGATAAATCATCGGCTCGAGATCGGCGACAGTCATTCTGCGCTGCGTCCCTCGCCGGCAGTCGCTGCATTGATTATCATCGTGTAGCCGCCCATGCCGAATGAATGCTTAATCTCGTCAATCTGATATTGCTGATCGAACGGGCCTGTTCCGGAAAGCTGAAGAGACATTGAGACGTCGATCGACGTGTCCCCAACGACTTCAGCCTCAAGGTGAAAGGTATGGCGCGTCATCTCTTGCGCCCTCATTTTTGCAAAATTCTGGATTTGATCCTGCACGAAAGCAGGAATATGATAGGAGGTAGTTGTTTTGCCACCAGTACCTTGCACGGTTGCGGTATTCTCAAGCATTTTCTTTTTGCGAGAATGCCAGCTTTTCGCAGTTGTTTCGTTAGTCTTGGCAGCCTGCGCATTGTAGGAGATGGTAAGATGCAGGCAGTCCGAAATCATTGGACTGCCAGGAGTTGGCGGGACATAATTGAGGGAATAGCTGCCGCCAGAACTGCCCTGGCTCACGTAGTTGAGAGAAGTTCCCTTGACGAACCAGCGAGCGCCATCTAGTTCGGCGAGTTTATGGATAACTGATGCAAAACTTTGGCCGTCCGTAAGTTTCGCGTATTCATCTTTCAGGATTCGGCCGGCCTTAATCATTCCTTCGCCGACTTGCGCCTGAAGGCCAGCACGCTGCGCCAAGTCCTGAACGATATCGGTTGTCTTCTTATTTACCCATTTTTCGGCTGACTTCATTTCGTGCAGTTTGGCCGAGCTGTCGCGACCCGTCGCGGTAATTACGCGCTGGGTAAAATCGAAACTGACGTTGTCCAACTCTCCCTGAACTAAGGTAGAACCGTTTACGATGATGCTAGCACTTGTTTGGCTGCCGCCGGCGAGTGCGCTAAGAGCGCCTCCATCCATCGGCAGATTTGCGGTGAATGTTGCGCTTCGCCGTGTCGCCGTTTGACAAACTTGGCCACTGGTAAGCAAGAACTGGCCGCCGCAAACCAGATAGGCGGTGTGCGGCTTAACGCCAGTCGAGATCGCCAAATTACGCCCCCAAGATACCGCTCGTATCCGTAGTGTCAAAAAGAGCCGGTATAGCTATTTGCGTCAGTCCGTTGATCCACGGATCGACAAGATTATTTTCCTTAGCCAGCACGGGCCAATACATGGCATTGCCAAGCTCTGTCGCAGCAATATGAAACAAAGTCGTGTTTGAAACCAGAATAGTCCGGAACGGAACGGCCTCTCCGACATAAGGTTGAGCGACGGTTGCCATTTGAACAAACATTCCTTATATAAAACTGGTGAGCGGCGGCGTGGAAAGCAGACACGCCTTGATAATTTAGCAATCAAAGCCGCACCTTGAAGAGCGACGGGCCTTTAACCCGGAAGTGCGGGGAGTTGGTGTACCCCCTGCGGCACGACAGATGCTAAAGGCCGCGGTAGCTCAGAAGAGGTAAGCCGGGATAGCGTCCGGCCCGCTCACTTACCCGGTTATCTCAATATTCAGCACCATACGGCCGATGACGCCGCGAAGATCGGATAGCGTTTGTTCGTCTTGGGCGCTCGTTAGAAGGGCAAGGAGGCCATTAACCGTGTCTCCGGGCATCTTGGATCCCTGAAACGTATCAAGGGCGCCAGCGGCGGTTTTTTCGGCCGCATCAATGGCCATAGCTAGCGTTGAAGCTTGCTGAAGTAGCGCGCGACGAATTGTTACGCTTGCCGACAGGTATGACCCCATAGCCACAAGCGCCGCATTAAGATTTGAGACGCCAGTCGTAACGGAGGAAGGGATCATAGCCCAACCAAGCTCATTCCTGTGGCCATGTCCGCCCCCAAAAGCTGATCAATTCCCTGCGTAATCGCGCCAAGCGCGCCAGACATAGTATCAACAGCCACGACAACCGTTATATCGTAATGCCACAGCTGAGGGTAACGCTCCGGCTTTGCCGTAAAATGAGAGACGATAACCGTCCAGAAATTTCCGCCCCAAACGAGAGGAACCGGCGCCCCGGATACACGCAAAGCGTCAAGCGCACGAACATTCTCTCGAGCGTCCGATCCATAGAATGTTCCGGACCAGGAATAGTCGTCATCATCAGGGCCAAGAGTATCAATAACACGCGAGCCGCCTGGCAGCTTGTGAATTGCCATAGCTTGCGCGCCGCCGAGATGAATATCATGCGGCGTCGACCACTCGTCGAAGGAAATTCCGCCAAGGGTGAGAGTATCAGTGGCCATCTCAAATCAGCATCCCATTTTCTCTAGCAAACTCGATTGGATCTTTTGACCACTTGGTGCCATTGCATTTAGCACACAACCACTGAAGATTGCGCGGCCAATTAGAGCCACCCCGCACTAATGGAATGATGTGATCTATATGGCCCCTCCCGCGTAATTTCTTACGGCAGTATGCGCAGCGGTCTTTTTGAAGAGCACGAATAGATGCTATATCAGCGGCGGTGTGAGTTCCGGGCGCAAGCAATTTCCTCGCGCGTCTGTTGCGAACTCCTTCCGCCTTTTTGTCAGCATTGTTCTTGCGGTACTTGGCGGCATAAGCCTTTACCTTGTCAGGATTAGCCAATCTCCACGCGGCCGCCAGAGATCTTACCCTGTCAGGATTAGCCTTTTTCCACACTAGATTACGTGCGTTAATCTCATCCGGATTGGCTTTGTAATGTCCGCGTCTTTGGGCATTGTATTTATTAGCATTAGCCTTCCACCGTTCGGTATCTTTGGCTTTCTCCCTGTCTGCGTTAGCCTTACGCCACTTGGCATAATAATCCGGATCAGATTGCCGCCGCGCGGCGGCACGGGCCCTCTCCTTTTCCGCGTTGGCTTTGTACCACTCATCATAATAGGTTGGATTATTCTTGCGCCATTTGGCAGTACGGGCTCGCGCATTGGCTTTCTTAATCTCTTGCCGTTCAAGAGAATCTCGTGCAATTTTCATTATCAGAATATGGTTAAGCAGTGGCTGTTTGTCGATCTGCTCCTGCGAAAGTGTGATAGCCGTCGAAGTAAGCTGCACCTCGGCTATGCTCGCTCGACTTCAAGATGTGAGTAACACTGTTAGAGGCTATCATTTTCCCATCAAGATATACTGGGTTGTGGATGTTTGCTTGAACAGTCTGCTGACCCTTGTACGAAGGAGCATGCGGCTGGGTCGACATATATTTCCTATAGGCCCCTGAATTATACGTCGACCAGTCTCGATAACCACCGGCCCGCCGATGCATAGCAAGCGCAACCCGGGCGTTTGTCGCCGGATCGTACAAATCTTCGTTACTACTCAAGCCAAATTGTCGGCGCCTTTGAGGCCCCATCGCACCAAGCATGTTAATTTGCCAAAGCCCGTAAGAATTGTCACCGGTCCTAAAATTGGCATTATGCGCTAGAGGATTGCCGCCTGATTCCGGCTGAGCGAGTGCTGCAAACGTGCGCGCTTCCTCATCAGTTGCGCCTTGGGCTTTCATAAGATCATAAGCTTTTGCAACGTTATAGGCGCCCCCTCCGGCCTGGCCGCCATACGACGCGTTAATGAGACCGCCACCGCCTCCTAACCCGCCCCCGCCGAAGCTCGCCTTTTTAAGCAGGCCACCAAGGGTTGTGATCCAATCCGAAATCATCTGGCCGATACCATGAAGCCATTCCGCAAATTTTGTGATCGCATCCTTAATGGTGTTGAATCCTGTCGATACCGTATCCCAATTGAGCGCAGCTAATGCTGTTATCGAGGCGATCAACGCGCCAACCAAACCACCAACGGCCGCTCCTGGTGGTCCGAACAGCAGCCCAATTAGCGATCCTGCACCAGCTCCAATGCCGATGGCCCCAAGCTGTGCAAACAGTTTACCCAAACTTTGGATGAGTTCAGGATTTGAATTCGCAAGGGAGCCTATCGATGTGAACATAGAAGTGAGGTTTTTCATCACAGGCATCGCGGCCAACATGAGTGGCGCACCAATCGCCGACAACATTGACTCGAATTGATCGCTAAATGCCTTCTTAACACCTACCGGGTTGCGAGTGGTAAAATCCTGGTAAGCTTGCTCAAGTGGCTTAACCTGGCCCGCGAGTCCAAGATCTTTTGCTATCTGATCTCGGAACCCCTTATCGCCAAACATTTGTATCATCTTGGCGGCATTTCGGTTGGGCGCTTCCTTGCCTAGCATGTTCTGATATAGCGCTTCGTCGCCGCCTGCAGCCTTCATCATATGAGGATAGACAATTTCCTTAACCCAGCCCGGAAGGTCCCCCATATATTCTAGCGAGCCAAGTATCGCGCCCGGCTGAAGTTGCAACTTGCCACCGCCGAAGCCCGTCTTTGTCGTTTTAGACATATCCAACAAGCCGGCCTTTTCCAAAGCAGCCGCCTGTTGCTTTGAGAGAGTCATTGTTCCCTGCTGCAATTGCTGCAAGGTCTGCATAGCGGTGCCAGCACGAAAACCACCAAGATCCGCCATTGCAACAGCGGCTGGACCGAAGGCCTCTGGCTTCAAATTCATCCACGCCGTGCCGCCGGTCTTCGCAAATGTCTGGAAATCTTGCGGTGTCAACTTGCCGCCAAACGCCGTGATATATGAAAATGCCTGATCGGTTAATTGCTGTAGCTTCTTCGGATCAGTGGAAATACCTTTCATTTCCGCCGAACGCAGTAGCTTATAATAGGCGCCTGATTGATCGCTACCAAGCGCATTAGATATTAGCGCGTCAGCCATCATTGCACGAGGTGCAAGCGCTGCTGCCGCAGCCTGGCTACCAGTGACCGAACGAAGCTCATTAACTGTTTTCAGATATTCCGAAGCCGTCGAAGTCGGAACAGCCTTGGCTACTCGCTCAAAATAGTCGGCTTGAAGTTTCAGGACATCGTTAAGGACCACACCGGACCGCTGTAGTTTATCTTGCTGGTTAAGCAGCTCAGTTCCCTTGTCAGCAAGTTTGGTCAAACCAACAACAACTGCAGTGCCAGCCGCTGCGCCAAGGGCGGAGAAAGCAGCCTTACCGGCTGCACCCATTTTCTCAAAACTATTTTCTAGATTTCTAATCCCCCCTGAGAGCTTAAACATATCCTCGCGAATCACATGCAGAACGGGACTTATCGCGTTCATCATGCTGATTTTTGTGGCCATTTCGTAAAGTATAGACATGTGTCTGCCCTTGACAATTAATTAGGCGGTGCTTATATACACCACATGACTAAGAACCCGAGACTATCGATAACATTTACCAAGCGACAGCTTGTCTTTATTGAGCGGGAGGCTACTAGGCTTGGTATCACGGTTGCGGAGACCGTTCGCCGCATCGTTGATTTTCACATAGAACGCAAGGAGAAATCATAATGAAAACTTTTATCGCAATCGCGCTTATCTTAGCCGTCCTGCATAGCAGCTCATACGCCAAAGAATCTTGCCCCGAATTCAAGGGGGCTGATAAGGTCATCTATCATACATGCAAATCTCGTTGGCCAGACGATTTCCACATGCTCAAATACTGCATAGACAATCAGGAAGAAGCCCTTTCCGATCTAAAGAAAAGGTTTTGCAGTGTCACAAAGGATGAGGAAAAACTCTGATGACCAAAATGAGAACTTCTATTGCAATCGCGTTTGCGCTCGCAACGCTGATCAGCACACCAATCCGCGCCGGCGGCTGGTACGACGGATACGGTGGCGCCTGGCACTCCGACAGTACGGGGTACGGCGACGACGGTATGCTGCATTATGGCGGTGAGCGGCCCTACGGAAGCGAAAGGAGCGGCCATTTGAATGGGCACCGTCACCGGCACTGCTGGATCACTTACGATGAAGGCTATCAGATCAGGATTTGTCGATAATGCGCTTCTGGTTTAGTGTCCCATTCATCCGCCGTACTCGTATTGGCATCAGCGTATCGGACCGCGAAATCGCGCGAGCATTTCACCGTAATCCGCCAACGCCTACTGAAATGGAACAGCGCGCAATAGAAGAAGCGATAGTCGACGCAAAATCAAAGGCATTTGCCGCGCGCTGGTCGCCATGGGTAGCCTTTGTTATGTGGGTGATAATTTTGTGGACAATATGGCATGCGATCCTATGGCTTTTTTGAAAGAGCCTTAATACCAAGCGCCGCCGCTAAGCTCAAATGAAGGGAATGACTTATTTCCTCGTGAATTTCATGCTCCTTGGCGCGCGCTGCGCCGGCAAGAAATGACCTCGGCGGAATGCGGCTGGTTCCTAGTTCTTGATAGACTGCTATCTTGCTATTCGTTCCGACATAACAGGCGTGTTCGAGATCAACAACGGTGTGCTCGATAGTGTCTCTTATGTGAGTCCCATCTCGCAACAATGGTTCATTGGCTGAGTAGCCAAGGTGTTCGCGTTGCATCTGAGTTGACTCCGCAAGCTCCGGCCAGCCATAGTCATACGTCCCGATGACGCGTTTAGCTTCTTCCTCAACGATCTTGCCGGCATGCTCGAGTGCCTCGTGCTCCCACAGAAGATATCCGGCCTCAAACCCTGCCAAAGACGCTGCAAATTCTCCTATGCTATGAGCCACGTTCGTCCATATCTTTCCAGCGCAGTTGGCGCCAATCGAACTCGCCGCCCTCTAATTCGCCCATAATCACAGTCCATGCTATGACATCGGCAGTCATGCCGCATTCAACCATCGACCACGCAACGTCAAACGGGACACCGCCCTTAATCAAGCCGAGTGCCTGGCGGGTCGCGGTGTCCTCACTAAGTTTTTTGCTTCTTCTACTATATCGGCTGGAGGCTCAACGGTTGTCATGAGTTTCGAAAATGCCGTCGCGGCGGCTTCCATTCCTTCTTCGTCAAGCCGATCTAGGATAGCGTCTAGCTCTTCGCGGTTTTTGGGAAATGGTAGAGGATTTTCGTCGATCTCTCGTACATGTGCGGCTAGAACTAGACGCCAATTGCGAGGTATAGACGACTCGTCACCGGTATCCGGGTTAGTGACTTTCGTAACGCCCTGCAGGTCTGATGTGAGCCCTTGGATTTTCTCCATTTGCGACTGTTTTAGCCGCTGAACGCTAATAAGGCGCCCCCACTTGTCAGCAGATTTTTCTTTTTGCTGATAGCGAGCTGCACGCGCTAGAAATTCGTCGCTCTTTGTTTCTGTCATTACGCGATCTGCACCCTGTCAGAAGCCTTACCAGTTAGTGTCATCGTGACCGGCTTTTTACGATCAACATCACCATGATCTGAGAGGCGGAACACAAACTTAGTGTACTGGTAGTGTGACACTGTACCGTCGGGGTTATTGATCGTTTCGTTAAGATAGCCGGGGGACAGTGCCAATCCGGCATTGAATTGCTTGTCGAGATTTATGATGAAATTCTCAAGCGCCGGAGTTGTGCGTGTGATAGTCATCGAGATGGACCACCCAGCAGGCACATAATCAAACCGCGGAACGGCGTTATATGGCTCCGATGAGATATCGTGATAGTGAGGGGTGATCTTGACATTCTGAACATCGCCGAGATCGACAGTTGACGCTGTATTCCCGTCATAATAGATGAAGGAATAATCAACGCCAATGCCCATTGTATTGGCGGACATTTATATCTCCTAAAATAAATTTTACGGGAATGACGGGAAATTAAACTATGAATGCAGCCGGGGGCGGAGTCGTTTGCACGGTAACCGTGACGATACCCGCGGGACCTCCGGCAATTTTCACGACGATGTATCGAATGACGTTCAGGAAGGCGACCGTCCAATAGATGAACAGATAGCCTCTAGCCTGTAAGCTCAACGGGTTGTTATTTAGATCACACTGAACCGCCCACGAGTCGATCATCCCCTGCCCGCTGCTGCCAGATTCCGGCGCGGCAAGTTGTGCCGATAAGCCATCAAATAGCGCCTTCGCTTTCGCGCGAGTGGGATCGTTAGGCTTTGAAGACTGTAGCTGACCAACCAGAGCACCAACCGCAGTTGACTGCGCAGTTGCCGCAAGAAAATTGATCATCGTGGAATATTCAATGCCTTGCGCAGCGGTGTTTGAAGACATATTGCGTCCGGTGCCAAAGGCGAAATAGTTTCCGCCCCATGTCGTAGGCGGCCCGATAATGAGATCGACGCCACCAAGTTCAGCTATGGAAAGCTCAGCATTGGAGTAGGTTTGGCCGGTCTGCGAGCGCTGCGTCGCTGAGATCCCACGCAACACCTTGTTAAGAGGCGACTGCTCGGGCGACTGATTGCCGACAATCCCAAGGCCGAACGCGGAAGGATTGATAAGACGCGAAATCTGATTCTGATTGTCGTAGAATGTGGGATAATCGCCGACAATGAGCCAGCTTGAGAAGCTGTCAACTCCTGCAGAAACACGCGTTGCAACAGCTCCGCTAATCGTATCGCCTGAGACAGTTCCGTGAACCGCCAACATATTCTCGGAAAGCGCAAAGCTGTCGATGATTGCGTACTTAGTGGAGTCGGTCAGATCGCAACAAGTGAAGGCGCGCGCGCCAGAACTGCGAAGAGCGTACATTCCCTTTCGAGGCGAGGTGTCCACACCAATAAGAGTTGCATCGGTAATAGTTGTCGTTCCGTCATTTCCTCCAGAAAGGGTGACTGGGGCTCCAAGAATTGGTGCAGCGACACCGGCGCCAGCCGATGCCGTTACAATCATAGAAGGGCCGCGCTGGGAATTACCGTTATTGATTGCCGCGGCTGCAGCTACCCAGAAAGCGTTACCAGCGCCAGTGATATTGTTGAATTGTTCCGGCGCGCGTCCAGGCATAGAAACAATCAGCATGCTCGAATTAGCGAGAGTGCCGGAGACTATATTGAACTGGATGGCGTTGCCAAGCACGCCGGTATATTTCGCGGTTATCGTGATACACGTCGATTGTATCACCGCCGATGCGGCGACGTCAGTGCCGTCCGTTACCCTAACGCAATTGTAGCCAATCGCACCGCCGACCTGAGACGAGGCCCAGATATAAGAGGCGATGTCGTACTTGTATCCAAGCGCACCGCGGCTTGTCGGAACGCCAAGAGCAAACGCCGCATCATTCGGCTTTGAAGCTGGGATAATCGCGCCAACAGGTCCCCACGATGCGACTCCAACAAGACCAACTACATTAGTAGGTACACCCGCAAGAAATGGCGAGGGCGGAATAATATCGACGTATACGTTGGGTACATTTAACGCAGCTAGATTGTATTGACCGTCAAGAAACGTCGGCATTTAAAAAAATCCCAATAAAAAAGGCGCCGCGAGGCGCCTGTGCATTGCAATTTGAAAATATCTTAATTAATCTCTTTAGACAGGCCATGACCCTTGGAGGGAGATGCGGCGGCTCTAGTGTGAGCCAACACACCCGTATAAGTGCTTGTGGGTTCAATTCCCACCATGGCCACCACAAATTACTTATTCTTTTTCCGGCTCAGCTGGTTGGTCAGCCGGTACATACCGGAACGGATTGTCCGGAGCCTTAACCTGCGTTACGAAATGATGATGGTGTTCCATTACCTTTTCAATCTCAGCAGGATCGGAGATCGTCGAGCCACGCGCATAATCCCAAAAGGGGACCTGGACCACGAGATGAATATCCATGATTTAATTATCCAATTGACGGGCAACTGTTACAGTGCCGGTTACAGTATCTTTTGTTGAAAGTGTATTCGCTACGGCGGTAACTTCGACGCCGGGGAATTGCTCAATTGTCGCATACTCAGCGTCCACAATCATGTCGCGCCGGTATACCGTCAGCGCTTCCCATGTATCAATCACATTGGTGCGGTTGTAGACTAAAATCATTTGCGAAGTGTCGGGCAATGATACGCGGACATTGGCCGACAGAGACACGCTTACCGCGCTGGCAATCACCGTCCGAGCGGCTGGAGTTGGCGCCCACACGGTCACCATAATACCCTGGCGTTGGCGATGTACAACGCGCCCCAAAGTTGCCTGCGAGCCAACCCTCGCCACCACATAGGTAGCGCCGACAATCGTTAGCGTGTTGCCTAATAGAGACGAAGAGGGATAATTTACCTGAATATCCGCAAGCAACGCAGAAAGAATCGCGGCTGACGTTACGCCCGTCCGGGAAAATGCATATTTGTTGTCAAGGACCACCGCGCAGAACTCAGTAGATCCAGGCGTCCCGGTGAGTGTTACAGCCGTACTAGCGACAGACACCGTCATTCCGTGAACTGGCGGAACGATGGTGTAAAATTCGTCTAAAATCTGAAACGGAGTCGCCGTGGCGCCAGCCATCGGAAAAATCGAGACATTCGATATTCCGGCAGCCATATCCGCATCGAGCTGCGCCGGTATAGGCCAGCCGGGAAAGATGCGAACTTGCGCGCCGCTAATACTAGGTTGGCTAATTCCGTTCGGATAAACCGCGGTTGACACAAGGGACGCAATGGCGTTCGACACATCATCAATGTCCGCCATCGCCTTATGCTTCCAATCTTATTCCGATAAGCTGATAACCAAGCGGCGCCCAAGCGGTCATGCTAATTTGATATCTAACACCCTCATCGTCGACGAGAATGTCCCGATCTTTAATCGTGCCTTTTGTTATAGCGTTCGCCGGAAAATAGATCGCCCATTGTCCGGGACCGGGCGCATCAGCTGGCAGCAATCCTTGGCCTTTGACTCTGCCCATACCCTTAGCTTGAATAGTGCATGGGATTCCTGTTGCGATGACTGTTTCGCCCTGCGTACCGCTTCCCGCGCCTTGAGCCATTCCAGAATATCCCAGAAGCCCGATGTTTGGCGAACCTCCAGCTACAGTTTCAGAGCGATGGACGTCGACCGTGCGCGGATAAAGAAACGAGGTCATCAGAACATCGTCTTAGCTTTGAAGGGATCGAGAACTTCTCTGGTCTCATCATCCATGACCGACGCGCCGAATCGCTCAATTTTGCTGTTTCCGGCGGCCAATGACTTTATTTGTCCTGACAGCGCTCCACCGGTCGCAGAAATGCCAGCAGCTATCGCGATAGTGGCCGATACAATCGGATCAGGCGGATTTATATATCCGGCAACGTAGCGCACGCGAACGTCCGAATAATAGGCCATTAGCAGGCCAGCCGGGACCCATATCTCAGCGGTAGCATTTGACCAAGAACATTGCGCAAGTGGAATCGGTATCCATTGCGGTGGCCCTCCAAACGTCTGCACGGCCGCCAGTAGATTCATTTCCTGATAAAGTCCTCCCACCTGGTCGCTCCGCCTGCCATACGCATACCGGCCGAGTAGTGAGAGAACGTTGACCATCGGTCCTTTGGCGGTTCTGATGATCGAACGCTTGCTCGGGCAATTTCGTTCTTCGGTGATCGTTAAACCTGTCTGCGCTAAAGCCCCTGAAGAATGAGAAAATTGCACGCTGCCTAGAGTAACCTGATTGTTACCAATCGTTGACACTACCAGGCATGCTTCTCGAAGTGTTGAACTAGAATTATCAAGGACTAAAACTTCACCAACAGTATCCGACTTAATGAGCGCCGGTGCGACTGTGGCCACGACGTTCGTTCCAGGCGATATCGGGCCGGAAATAGTAAATGTCAGTTCCGGCGTTGCGGACACCATCGAGCATGGGTTGCCGTTGGCATCGATATTATAAAGAAGCCCCTCCGGCCGTCTCAGATAAGCATCAACAAACGCACTCGCCTGCGTAGCCAAGCTAACAGTGATAGGAGGCGTAATGCCATACCCATCCGTGATATTGGCGAGATAATTTGAGGCCACATTATGTGCCGTTCAAAAGACATGCAAATCCGCTTACCGTCGCTGTCGACCCGCTAGTATTATGGATAGCGACTTGAAACGATTGGAACGGAAGACCGCTCGTCATATTGTTCACATTAGATACGTTCGCCGCTAGCACTGTTGCCACCGGAGCTGTTTGTGGAATAGTACCAGCCGCATCAATAAACGGCAGAACTTGAATGGTCCCAGCTTGCGTCAAAGTCACTGCCGCGGCGATTGATTTGAAGCCATCAGCATAGATCACAGGGCTTGTCCATGTGACGGTCGTAAGGATCGTAGCTGGAACCCCAAGCAGGGCGCTAAGATCGGCCTGTGCTACAGGACCTTGCGCAACAGGCTCCCAATATTGAGATTCAAGCTCTGTAACTAGACGGGACATTTAGGCTACCTTCACACCGGCGGGAATATGGAGTTTCGACTTTGAAGCCAGGCCGTATTTGATCATGTACTCGCCAAGATTTTTGTCGACTTCTGCGCGGCCAAATTTAAATTCGACCATTAAGTCAATGGGCTCGTTTTTCTTGTTCACCCATTCGGATGACGGCAAATCCTGACCCTCGAGGTGACGCGCGGGAGAAACAGACATAAAAAAAGACGGCATCGCTGCCGCCTTGGAGCCGTTGTTGTAGACGATCATAAATGCCTCATCGATACAATTCTGCAATAAATAACAATACGGAGCCGATCACGAATAAACCGGCTCCGATTAGTGCTAATGTATGACTCAACTTACGGACGAATCACTTGCACAAGGCGATGAGCATATCCAAAGCCTTTGACAATAAGAGCATCAAATACGATACCAACATACTGACCTTGCAAGCCGGACAGCAACCCGAGCTGGAATAGACGCGGCTGTAGATTACCGTCACCACCATGGACCACCGGCATTTCGATGTCCTTTTCGGTGACGATGACCGCGTAGTAGCCCTTCTGTCCAGCCGGAACAGCCGAGAATCCGTATGCTGTGTTTCCGGCAGCAGTAATAGCCGCAGACAGGAACGGATCGGCAATCAGCGGTATCGGTCCAACCTGGGTCTGGATGGTACGCACCCATACGCCAGCGGTCACCTCGATCTTGTCGAAGGTGATCTGTGCGGCCTTGGCCTCACGATCGATATAGTCGCCAAGGATCGGATCGATATAGATCGCGGTCGGCTTGATGACGTAGGTCGTGTTGGCGGCCATCTGCGCAACCTGCGCCTTGATACCGTCAATGATCGATGCGCCCTGCGCAACCGAACCGGTAGTCGTAATCTGCGTCAAAGCAGACACATACTGGGTTGTCGTTGGCGTAGTAAGCGACGTATCAGTTCCGGTCCAGACTGCGTTGGCCGAAAGAACAACGATTGAAGAAACGATATCCTCAATGTCCTTGGCCTCGACATAGGCGAACTGGCCTTGCTGGCGCGTGACGTCGACGTCAAACAAGCTCAAGTTGGTTTGGTTCGTCAAGGCTTTTATCATGGCGGCCCTTTCAATTCTCGTCGGGCCGGTAGGAGTAGGCGTGATATTACGCGGATCCGTAAAGGCAGCCGTTGCAATTGCCGTCTGCTCGAAATAACGATGCGGATGGCCGGTTGCAGGTCGTCTGTCAACACGTTGTAAAAAAATAGAGGTACGACGGATAATGTCGTAAATCTCGGATTCGTATTTGTTAATTTCGATAGCACCATTGCCAAGGAAATCTGCCGCAGCAGTAATTCTCTTCAATATTGCGGCCTGTTCCTGAGGATTCAGGAACGCGGCAGGCGTCTCTAATGCCATGTTCGTTCCTCCACTCAGATTATGCCGACGCGACCAAACTCACTTTTGAGCATGATCTTTTGGTTGGTTGTAAGATTGCCCTTGCTCAAAACTTCGTCCATCTTGGCAACGGAGAGTTTCTCGTCTCCCTCAGGCAGTGTCAGGCCAGAACGAGCGAGTATTGAGCTTACCATCGGAGATACAGTCTTTCTCTCCGGCGGAGGGCTCGCAGCCTGCGCCGCAGCTTTCAAATCAGAAATCTGCGTTTCAGCTGCAGCTAGTTTGTCGAGTACCGGTTTCATGGCGGCCTCGACGGCTTTTGTAACGTCCTCAGGCGTCATGTCGTCGGTTCCTTTGTTGTTTGATGCTTCCATCGGGTAATCGGTATCGCGGAAAATATGCGGAATCTTACCCATTGCAGCCGATGCGCGCATATGCCCAACCATCTTCTTGAGCGTAATCACATGGCCCTGTTGAGGGTGCATGCCAACTCCAGCTGCTTCCATTGCAGCATGGCAAGCTTCGAGGGCCAACGCGTGTGGTTCTACTCTGTCGATAACAGGCGTCGACGCTTCAATTTGCGGCGGCGCTTTCTTCAGCTCTTCAACAGAAGCAGCTAGGCTCGTCACCTGCGCAGCAAGGCCGTCGAGGAGCGCCTTAAGCTCTTCGTTCATGTCATCATCCTTTGCGGCCGATGCCGCTAGTGACGTTGTTTGATAGGCTGCCTTATCCTTTCGGAGGATAGCGGCGCCCGTGAACGCCAGCTCAATGATTCTGAGAATGTCCGCGCCTGGATCTTCGACTAGAATCCGTTCAGCTTCGAATGAGAAGCCAAGCGCAGATTGTAGCGACTTGATGCTAGCGGCCACCTCTGGAAAATCAGCGGCGTAAACAAAGCCTTCGATCTCTATCGCGTTGCCAACAATGTTGGCTGATGTGATAATCCCGATCTTAGCTTGCGTATCGTGCCCGGAAAACATCGGGCTAAAATCAACTCCCATGCCGAGTAGCGAACCAAGCGCTTTCTCAGCGGCCTCCCTCGTAACAATGATTCGACGACTACCGGAACCATGCGGAGGCTCGCTAGATGGTTCGTCGATCCGCGTCAGGATGCCGGAGAATGCCATCTTATTAGGATGGTCTCCATTGGAAATATTGAGCGACATGGCCTCAATGACCATTGCCGCTTTCATTTTGTGCCAGTCATCGGTATCGACACCCAACTCATGGGCTCGCTTTATAATGCGCGAGCGCGCGGACGACCTCTCTTCAGGCGTAAGATCCTGCGTGCGATCAACCATGTCCCATGCTAAGCGTGTGTGATGCTCGTCATTAATCGGCAGTTTGCGCTTGCCTGGCACAGCAAAATGCTCTTCCGGCAACGCATCGCGTGCCGGCTTATTCAGTTTGGACATATGATTAGATTATTCCCTAAGAAGCTCTGTCAGAATCTTCAGAGCAGCGTCGATACGATCATCTGCCGATTGTTCAGTTGCATCTGGCAGAAACTGCTTGATCTCACGCAATCTCATTTCTATCGCGTGAAGTGCGCCGCCATAGGCGCTCAGAA